TCGCCGTTTGTGCGCAGGGGAAATTGAGCCAGGGGGTGGTCAAATCAGGGGGTAGTCAGCCGGGATCCACGTCGCCGGGGCGCTTGCAGCGGCTACGGGGAAAGTTCTAGTACCGCAGAGCGATTTTCAACCGTTCAGGAGCAATCATGCCCTACGAACCGCCCGATCCTCCATGCGCCTTTTCGCTGCCAATGCCACCAGACCGCGTCGCCTGGTGCCTCGACGTTATCGGTTGGTCCCGCAACGAGTTTGCGAGGCGTCTCGACGTCTCCGATACCACGGCGGCCCAGTTCGTGACGGGTAAGCGGAACTGTCCGCACCGCGTCGCAGTCTGGCTGGAGACCCTGGCGTCGATGATGCTGGCGCTCCCCGAGCCCTTCTTCTGGGGTGACAACGCCGATGTCGGCGCCGAGCGTCATGTCGCTGGCATCGAGGCGGCGTGGGACCGTCCCGGCGTGCCCGCCGGTCGCTGGGCCAAGGGGGAACTGTGAAATGGCCGATCGCCAATTCCTAGAACAGCTATCCCGCAAGCTCGCTGACGAAGGCAAGCTGATCGAGGCGGGGTGGGTGGCGCTGCGGCTGCAGGCGATCCCGCACAACGCCCCGGCGGTTCAGCTCAACGAGATGCGGATGGCGTTCATGGCCGGCGCCCAGCACCTGTTCTCGTCGATCATGACGATCCTTGAGGATGGCGTGGAGGAAACCGTGCCCGACATGCGGCGGATGGAACTCATCCACAACGAGCTTGAGACGTTCGCCGCGGAGCTTCAACTCCGCTTCGGCAAGCCAGCTGGTGCGGCATGATCCTGCGCCGCGTCGGGGATCTGAACACAGCCTCCGACAACGTCCGTCTGGAGGATGGCAGGCTGTGGAACGTCTACGAGGTGAGACCTATCGAGGGCACGGCCTACGTCGAGGTGCATCTGAGGCGAACGGTGGGCGACGAGCTGGTGCTCTGCTTGCGCCCGGATGACCTCATCCTGCTGGCGATCTGACGGCGGCAAACCTTTGCCGCAGGTACGAAAATCGTCAGATCTCTTGACAAATGGGAACGGCTTACGGCCTTAATTCGCCACCCTGCGGCAATCCGTTGCTAACCGATGCCCCAAAAGCCACCCCTTTATCGACCCTTCGGGTGGCAACCGGCGCCCAAAAACCCCAATCCCCACCACGCATTCTACGGCACTCAGGCGTGGAAAAAGCTGCGCGAATATGTCCGCCAGCGGGACAACGGGGTCTGTCAGAAGTGCGGCGATCCGGGTTGGCGAGTCGACCACATTAAGCCGCGAGCCGATGGCGGCAGTGACGATCCCAGCAACCTCCAGACGCTCTGCAACGACTGCGACGCGAAGAAGCACCGCGAGAAAGGGACGTGGCGGCGATGATCTCCCTGCTCTACCTGCTCATCTACGTGCTGTTCATCGTGCTGGTCGGTGCCGTCCTCCTTTGGGCCATTGACCAGTTGGGTGTGCAAGAGCCGATGCGGAAAATCTCCCGCGTCATCGTCGTGCTGATCTGCCTGCTGATCGTGCTGGTCGTGCTGCTCGATGGCGTGGGCTATGTGCGGGTGCTTCCGCTGCGATGAGGGGCCGCAAACCGAAGCCGACGGTCCTCAAGGAACTGCATCGCTCGACGGAACCGATCAATCGCCACGAGCCGAAGCCCGAAGGCCCACTGGCGGCCGCGCCAGCGCACTTCGACGAGGACCAGCGCGCGGCGTGGGCCTACGCCCTGCAGCACGCCCCGCCCGGAATGCTCAAGATGATCGACGCCGGCGTGCTTGAGTGCTGGGTCGTCGCTCAGTGCTACCACCGTCGCGCCGTCGTCATGCAGGCTTCGCTCGGCGCGAGGGGCCTCGTAGTGCGGACGCCGAACACCCGCCAGATGGTGCAGTCGCCGTTCCTCCCGATCATCAATCGTCAGGCGCTCATCATGTCGAAGCTTGCGGCGGAACTGGGCTTCTCGCCGACCGCACGCCCGCGAGTTGGCCTCACGCTCGGAGGCGACGCGCTGAACGGATCATCCACGCATGGCTCAGAAGGACAAGGCCAGGAGACGCTCCAGCAATACCTCGCTCGCGCTCCCAGCACGGAGGCCGTCCACTAGCGAAGATCCCGTCAGCGCCTATGCCTGGGATGTCTGCACCGGGAAGATAGTCACCGGGCGCCTGGTGCGCCTCACCTGCGAGCGGCACATCCGCGATCTGGCTGATGGCCACAAGCGAGGCCTGACCTGGCGCCCCGACGTTGCGGCTCATGCCATCGCCTTCAACGACTTCCTGCTGCACTCGAAAGGGGAGTGGGCGGGCCGACCGGTCAAGCTTGAGGCGTGGCAGAAGTTCATCCGCGGATCGGTGTTCGGCTGGCTGCGAAATGACGGGCTGCGGCGTTTCCGCACGGCCTATGTCGAGGTTGCGAGGAAGAACGGCAAGACGACGGACGCTGCGGCGATAGCGCTGAAGGGCCTCGTCGCTGACAAAGAGCCCGGCTCCGAAGTATTCAGTGCCGCAACGAAAAAGGATCAGGCGCGGCTGGTGTTCGAGGAAGCACGCCGCATGGTGCTCCGATCACCGATGCTATCGCGCGAGGTCAAGGTTCTCACCAGAGTCCTCGCGGTGGACGAGACGCTGTCGAGTTTCGTCGCGCTGTCGTCCGATGAGCGAACACTCGACGGCCTCAACCCGCATGTCATCGTGATCGACGAGCTGCACCGGCACCGCTCGCGTGCAGTGCTCGATGTCCTCGACACGGCGATGGGCTCACGCCGCCAGCCGCTGTTGTGGATCATCACGACGGCCGGCGATGACGCGACGGAGACCGTCTACGCGGCGGAAAATGCCTACGCGATGGGTGTGGCCGAAGGCGTCATTAAGGACGACAGCTACTTTTCCTACATCGCAACGCTCGACAAGGGGGATCGTTGGGACGACCCGAAGGTGTGGATCAAGGCCAATCCCAACCTGCACGTTTCGGTCAAGATGGACGACATGCGGCGGCAGGCGTTGAAGGCGTCGCGCTCACCTCCTGCCCTCGTAGCCTTCAAACGGCTGCGACTAAACGTCCGAACCAGCGACGCCACGCGCGCAATCGACATGGATGTCTGGCGGCGAAACAGCGGAGGCCCGTTCGATCCCGCGGAACTGATGGACCGGCACTTCTTCGGCGCCATCGACCTGTCGTCCCGCGTCGATCTGACCGCCTGGGTCAAGCTGTACCCGCCGATCGGCGAGGAGACGCGCTGGAAGGTCGTGCCCCGCTTCTGGATGCCGTCCGATACCGTCGAGGCGAAGACCGACCGCGACCAGGTGCAGTACCGGCGATGGATCAGTGAGGGCCTGATCGAGACGACGGAGGGCAACGTCATTGACCATTCCGAGATCCAGGCTGCCGTCATGGAAGATTGCCGAACAGCGCAGCCCATCAGCATCGCTTACGACCCGTGGAACGCGATGCAGCTCGCCGTCTCATTGGATAACGCCGGGCTTCCGATCTTTCAGTTCAACCAGGGCGTCCGCTTCTACTCCGCACCGACCAAACAGTTCGAGGCCATGCTGCTATCCGAGCAGCTAGACCACGGCGACAACGAGGTCTTGGCGTGGATGGCGTCGAACCTTCACGTCCTCACCTACGAAAACGACAACCGGATGCCATCGAAGAAGCACAGCGTCAGCAGGATCGACGGCATCACGAGCCTCATCATGTGCGTCGGCCAGTCGATGATCGACGACGGCCTCGAAGGCATCGACGGCTTCCTCGAAAGTCCGGTCACTTCCTAAAGGAACGGATCAATGGCGCACAGTCATCCCGACTGCCCTGGCGACGCGGCAGAGTGCCGGATCGCGGTCGTCAGTCAGGTCATGACGCAGCTTGCGTGGACGCCGGTCCACGATGGCAACGGCGTCATGACGAACTCGGACCCGAACACCTTCTCGACCACCAAGCGATGCGACACATGCGGCGCCGAGTGGGTCGAGCACAGGAACGCCGCAAGCTCAACCGTTGATGACATTGAGACCACGGTGCCGCCGGGCGGGGCCAAGCAGTGACGCCTGGCACGCTGAACATCTCGATCTACCACGGCGATTCCTATCGTTGGCAATTCACGCTCTGGCAAGATCCAGCGAAGACCGTCCCGGCCGATCTGACGGCGGTCATCCCGAAGGCCGAGATACGCTCTGCGGCAGGCGGCACCCTCATCACGTCGCTCGATCTGACCGTCCAGATGCCGAACATCATCCTTGCGGTGATAACGACCGCGAAGAGCCAGGGGCTGCCAAAGACGGGCGGCACATGGGATCTCCAATTGACCTATCCGAATGGTGACGTGCAGACGATCCTGCTTGGCAGCGTGAGCGTGACGATGGATGTCACTGACTCGACCAACGTCGGAACGCTAGCCGCGCAGCCCTCCATCGTTCCGGGGCGCCCGATATGAGCGATCACACCGTATCCGTCGATGTAGATAGCGGCACGCCGGTTCAGATCGTCACGGTCGCGGCTGACGGCTTCACTCTCGACGTGACGCTGCCGACGGTGCCGGCCATCGAGGTCGATCTGCCTGGTCCGCAGCCGCCTCTGAGCGTCGATGTCGTCGCTGCACCGCCGGTCGTCGTTGTTGACACACCTGCGCCGCTGCCGACGCCAAACGTCGATGTGGAGTTGCCTGATCCGATCACGGTCGATGTCATCGCACCCCCGCCGACAGCCGTCATGGTGGACGCTATTGCGGCGTGGCAATCGGGCATCCCCGATGCCCCGGCGACAGGCCTCGTGTACGGTCGGCTCAACAATCAGTGGGCGAGTGCGCTCGGCCTGCTTGCGCCTTATGCGCCGCTAAACTCGCCGGCACTGGTCGGCGTGCCCACCGCGCCGACACCGACGGCCGGTAGCAACTCGACACAGATCGCCACCACCCAGTTCGTCGAGCAGGCGATCGGCTTCTCAGTTCACCCGGATCTGGTGACGAGCGTCGCGGCCAAGGTTGGCGACGTGCTGCTCTACACGACCGATCTCGAGGACTGGTCGTCGCAAGTGCTTGACGGAGGGAGCTTCTAATGACCGACGTCATCCGGATCAAACGCCGCGTCACCGGGCTCGTCGGCGCACCGCCATCGCTCGCGAATGCCGAGCTTGCCTACAACGAGCAAGACCACATTCTGTATTATGGCGAGGGCACTGGCGGGTCGGGCGGCACTGCATCGGTAATCCTCGGCATTGGCGGACCTGGTCTGGCCGCGTCCACCAACCCAATTATGAACGGTGCGGTTGCGATTGGCACCGCTACGACATGGGCTCGCGCGGATCACGTCCATGCAAGCGACACCTCGCGCGCACCGCTCGCGTCGCCAAGTCTGACAGGCGTACCTCTCGCGCCAACTGCCAGCCCAGGGACGAGCACGACTCAAATAGCGACCACCGCATTTGTCGCTTTGGCAGCGGCGGCGGCAGGCGTTCAGACTTTCAACACACGCGCGGGTGCGGTAACTCTGCTGTTAGCCGACGTGACAGGTGCCGGCGGTGCTCCCCTGGCGTCTCCGACGTTCACTGGAATACCCGCTGGACCAACTGCTGTTCCCGGCACAAATACGACGCAACTAGCAACGACGGCATTCGTGCAGGCGGCTGCGGCTTCAACCGGCGTTCAGACTTTCAATACGAGAAGCGGTTCGGTCGTTCTGCTCGCAGCGGACGTCACTGGTGTGGGCGGCGCTTTGCTGGCGTCGCCAGTCTTCACAGGTGACCCCCAAGCGCCGACTCCTGCCACAGCGGACAACGACACGTCGATAGCCACCACGGCATTCGTCAAAGCGCAGACCTACGCGACTGTTGCGAGCGTTCCGCTGCCATCCTCGACCAACCCCGTCATGGATGGCGTTGTCGCAGTTGGTGTCGGCACCACCTTCGCTCGCGCAGATCACGTTCACGCAACGGATACCTCGCGTGCGCCGACCGTATCGCCGATCTTTACTGGCAATCCGACCGGACCAACGCCGGCCACAGCCGACTCGTCGGTTTCGCTTGCAACTACGGCATTCGTGAAGGCGCAACTTTACGCTCCGATCGCCAGCCCGACGTTCACAGGCGTACCTGCAGCGCCAACACCTTCAAATGCGGACTCATCGACAACCCTTGCGACCACGGCATTCGTGAAAGGGCTGCGCCAGGATCAGTTCCAGGCACCGACGGCCGATGTCGCCTGGGGCAATCGCAAAATCACCGCGCTGCTCGACCCTACGAGTCCGCAAGACGCGGCGACCAAGAACTACGTCGATGGTGTGGTTCAAGGCCTGAACGTCAGCAACCCTTGCCGCATGGCGACGACGACAAACCTGGCAGCGCTGAGTGGCTTGCTGGTGATCGACGGTATCACCGCCGTCGCCGGCGACCGTGTGTTGGTCAAGGATCAGACGCTCGCGCAGAACAACGGCATTTACGCCGCCGCAGTCGGCGCCTGGACGCGCACGACCGACATGGACACATGGGCCGAGATTCCAGCTACCTATATTTTCGTTGAGCTTGGCACGGCCAACGCCGACAACGGCTACGTGTGCACCAGTGATCCTGGCGGAACGCTTGGCACGACACCGATCACATTTGTCCAGTTCAGCGGCGCTGGCCAGATCATCGCTGGCGGCGGGCTCACGAAGACCGGCAACCAGATCGACGCTATCGGCACCGCCAATCGCATCCTGGTCAACCCCGACAGCATCGACATCGATCCGGCGTACGTGGGGCAGGCCTCGATCACGACGCTGGGTGCCGTCTCTGCGGGGACGTGGAATGCGACGACGATCGCGGTCAACCACGGCGGCACTGGCGCTGTCACGCTGACCGGCTACGTGAAGGGCAATGCGGCGGCGGCGTTCACTGCAATCGCCACGATACCGAACACCGACATCACTGGCCTCGGGACCATGTCGACGCAGGCTGCGTCTGCGGTTGCCATCACTGGCGGGACCATTGATGGAGTGACCCTGGACGGTGGCACATTCTGACGCAGTAACTATAAATGGCCGATACTTTTCGCATCAAGCGCCGCGCTGTCGGAGGAGCCGCAGGCGCACCACCAACACTCGCTGCCGCTGAACTCGCATACAACGAGCAGACCAATATCCTCTATTACGGCGGCGGCAACACCGCGAACCAAGCGACATCGATCTTTCCGATTGCTGGACCTGGTGCCTTCCTTCCAACCACCGGGGGTATTCTCACCGGCTCGCTGACACTCGGCATCAACACGCTCCCGCAGGCGCTGTATCTGAACGGCGCGGCTACGAACACGGGGCGCGCGATCTATTGGCAGACGGCGGGTATAAACCGCTGGGGCTGGCACACGACCAACACCGCTGAGAGCGGAGCGAACCTCGGGGGTGACCTCGACCTCTCACCCTACGATGACACTGGCGTTCTCATCGGCACGTATGCGCTGCGGATCAACCGCTCCACTGGCCAGATTAACGTCGGCAATGGCGGTCTTGCCTTTGGCAGCGTGCTTGGTGCCAGCCCAAGTGATCTTTCAAGTCACATAGCTCTTTGGGGCACGGCCTACGGTTTCTCGGTCACCAGCGGGCGGCTCAACCATGTCGGTGGCTCCCACTTCTTCGTCAGTGCAGGCAACGATGTCGCCTCGATCACCTCGACCGGGTTGAATGCCACCGCTGTAGGCGTCACGACGCCGGCCAGCGGCTCGTTCACCACCCTCGCTGCAACTGGTGTCGTCAGCGGCGCGGGCTTCACGACGCTCCTGGCGCCCTACGCGCCATTGGCGAGCCCAGTGTTCTCGGGGGCGCCATCGCTGCCGACTGGCACTATCGGGGTCACACAGGTCGCTGGCACGAACACGACGACGCTGGCGACCACGGCATTCGTCCAGGCAGCGAACGCCGCTGCGGTTCTGAGCTTCAACACGCGTGTCGGTGCGGTCGTCTTGACCGCAGCGGACGTGACCGGCGTCGGCGGCGCCTTGCTCGCTGGACCGACGTTCACAGGCGTACCTGCAGCGCCAACTGCCGCCCCAGGCACGAATACGACTCAACTAGCAACGACCGGATTTGTTGCCGCCGCAGCGGCGCTCTATCTGCCACTCGCAGGCGGCGTCATTACCGGCGGCATCCAGATCACGGGCACGCTGAGTGGCAGCGGCGTCCAGCAACTCATTCTAAGCGCTGCCACGACACAATACGGCATCATTCTGAATAGCACGCACACCGCGAACGCTATTCGGATGAACGTCAATCAGAGCATCGGCTTCGTCGCCACAGCGAACCGCAATCTCTACTATGACAACGTCAACGACACACCAACTGGCCTCAAATGGTCCACTGGCAGTCAGGCCGCACCCAACCCAGTCATCACGCTTGCCGACGCAGGATACATCCAGTGTTTGAGCTACTATGCGGATGGAGCGACTGGGACTTGGCGTAGTTTCCGCGCGCTCACCTCCGGTATTCTCAATTGGGTCGTCGGCGGCAACCTGACAGCAACGCCACAAGACGGCTCTAACGCAGGCACCGACCTCGACTTCAATGCCTACAGCGACACTGGCGCGCTCATCGCCACCCACGCTCGCATCACGCGCGCCACTGGCCTGTTTACCTTCTATCGTGGCATTTTCATTAACACCCAGGTCGCACCCGGCGGCATCACCGATCTCTCGCGTCACATTGCGCTCTACTCCACGACCTACGGCTTCAACGTCACCGCCAACCGTTTGAACTACCTCGCGCCGAACCTCGCCGCGCACTGGTTCAACGTCAACGCCATCGATGTCGCCTCGATCACCGCCACTGGCATCAATGCCACCGCTGTAGGCGCCACGACGCCCAGCACAGGCTCTTTCACGACGCTGGCAGCAACCGGTGCGGTGAGCGGGGCAGGTTTCACCACGCTCCTGGCGCCCTACGCGCCCCTCGCGAGCCCGGTCTTTTCGGGGGCGCCGTCTCTGCCGACTGGTGCGGTCGGGATTACCCAGGTCGCCGGCACAAATAATACGACCCTGGCAACCACTGCCTTCGTGACCGCAGCGGACATCGCCGCCGCGGGAGTCGTCACGTTCAACACGAGGTCTGGCGCGGTAGTCTTAACCGCCGCTGACGTGACTGGTGTCGGCGGTGCTCTGCTCGCGTCTCCAGTGTTCACTGGCGCTCCCTCGCTTCCGACCGGCACAGTCGGCGTGACGCAAGCGGTTGGCGATGAGGACACCAGCCTCGCGACCGTGCTGTTCGTTGCGCGCGAGGCGGCGGGCTACATCGCGAACAACATCGCTGACGCTGACGCGACGTGGACGACCGCGAATGCGAACGAAAGGGTCATCAGTGCCACGGGCGTGCTGACCGCTGATCGCACCGTCACCATCCCGGTCAATGCAGCGCACAAGAGTTGGGTCGTGCGGCACGGCGGAACGGGCGGCTTCAATGTCATCTTCGCGGCGGGCACGAATAGCTTCTCGATACCGCAAGGATATTCCGGGGAAATCTGGTCAAGCGGCGCCGCGCTGTTCGCGACGCATAGCATCTTGCCAGCCGCCACTGTCCGCATCGGTGACACGACGCGCAATGCCTTCCAGTTCACGACCGGTCTTGGTGCGACCGCTGTCTCGACACTGACCACTACCGGAACAGGCGCTCTCAACATTACCGGCGCCTTCACCGCTGCAACCGCTGCAACCGCTGACAACAGCACGACCGTCGCCACGACAGCCTTCGTCAAGGCCCAGCTATACGCCACCCTGGCCGCACCGGCTCTAACAGGTGTGCCCACCGCGCCGACTGCTGCGCCAGGGACAAATACAACGCAGCTTGCGACCACCGCGTTCGTCACCGCCGCCGATATCGCCTCGGCTGGCGTCACCACATTCAACACGCGCACTGGTGCGGTCGTCTTAACCGCAGCGGACGTGACCGGTGTCGGTGGAGCTTTGCTAGCTGGGCCGACGTTCACTGGAGTACCTGCAGCGCCAACTGCTGCGGCGAACACAAATACCACGCAGCTAGCGACCACATCCTTCGTGCAAACCGCGACCGCTGCCTACGTCCCGCTCGTAGGCGGCGTCAACGTGACCGGCGGCGTCACATTCACTGCTGCCGGCTACGCACTGAACGTCACAAACAACTGCCTGGTCAGTGGCATACTTGCTGTCGGCGGAACGGCATCGATCTCAAACACCGGGCTGAATGGCGCCGCTGTCGGCGCCACGACGCCAAGCACAGGCGCATTCACCACGTTGTCGGCAACTGGTGCGGTGAGCGGCGCGGGCTTCACGACCCTCCTGGCGCCCTACGCGCCGCTGGCCGCGCCAGCGCTGACAGGTGTCCCGACAGCGCCAACTGCTGTCGCCAATACGAATACCACGCAGCTTGCAACGACAGCATTCGTCACCACTGCCGACAACCTCAAGGCACCGCTGGCGTCGCCAGCCCTGACAGGAACACCCACCGCGCCAACTGCTGCCGTCGGCACGGCCACGACGCAACTGGCAACCACAGCATTTGTCACCGGCGCAGCAGGCGGGGGTGGACCATCAGCCGGAAATCGCAACCGGTTGATCAACTCTAGCTTCAGAGTGAACCAACGAGGATCGCCCAGTCCGGTTAATAATGGCGCGGGCTACTCGTTCGTCTCGTCGCTCGATATGTGGCGAAGTGGCGTGAACGGTCACAGCTGGACTTTCAACGCCACAAACCCTGCTGCAACGATCACCATCAGTTCCGGCTCAGTGCAACAACTCGTCGAGGGCGTTTTCGTTGAGGGCGGCACCTACACTCTTTCGTGGCAAGGCACGGCAACCGGTCGGATCAACGGCGGCACTTATGCTGCGAGCCCTATCACCGTCACAGGTATTACCGCAGCCACCAACATCGTTGTCGAGTTCCAGGCAGGCACTGTTCTAAAGCCTCAACTGGAACCTGGCACGGTAGCTACACAGTGGGAAATGCGCCTCGATGAGCGTTCGCTCTGCGAGCGGTATTATCAGCAGGGGACATTCCAGTTCGCCGGTTATGGGGTTGCAGGAACCCCTGCCATAGCGACGTTCTCGCTGCCGACCAGCATGAGAATCATACCAAGCATCACCGTCCTCCAGAACTCCACGTTGAACATCGGTAGTTACTCGCAATCGATGCCAGACACCCACGATCTCATTATCGGGGCTACCGTCACCGCAGCGGGAAACTACAACTACAACGGCTCCTATTACCTCTTCGCTGAAATCACCTCTCCTACCTAAAAGGATCGAAATAATGGACACCAACATGCCGCCGCAGCCGCAGCCCCCGCAAGACGTCGCGCAGTGGCCGGCTATGGTCACGCTCCCCATCGCGACCTGGGAGCGGGTCACGCAATACATCGCCAAGAACCCCTGGATCGAGGTCAACCCGCTGATGCTCGACATCTCCAGGCAAGTGAACGACGCGATCCAGGCACATGCCAGCACTCTGCGAGAACCCGAGCGAGCCAGTACGGCCGCGAATGTAGCCGCCGACTGACGTTCGCCTGAACGGCGGCTCGACCCGGCGCGGGCCAGAAACGCACAGGGTCGGAGGCTGAACCATTGGGCATGATCCTGAACGCGGTCACGACCATCGCCCGAGGGCTTGGTCTGACCGACAATCGCCTTGTCGCGTGGCTCGGCAGCGGACCAACGTACTCCGGGGAATTCGTCTCGCCGCGCACGTCGCTGGCCATCGGCACAGTCTTTGCCTGCTCGCGGCTGATCGCGCAGACGATGGCGACCTTGCCGTGCCAGGTCTACAAGGCCGACAACGAGGGCCGCGGCACGCTCGCACGCGACCATCCGCTCTATGCGCTGCTGCACGACCAACCGAACTTTGAGATGACGGCGGTCACGTTCTGGGAGGCCGTCGTTGCGTGCATCCTGCTGTGGGGCAACGCCTACATTCAGATCGTGCGCAACGGCAATCGCGTCGTGGCCCTTGCGCCGATGGTGCCCGATCGGCTCACGGCGGTCAGGAACGAAGACCGCTCACTCACCTACACCTACACCTGGATGGGCGAGATCACGAAGCTCCAAGAGGGCGAAGTGATGCACATCAAGGGCTATAGCTTCGACGGTCTGCATGGCCTTTCGATCGTCGGTCAGGCGCGAGAGACGCTTGGGATGGCGATAGCTGCCGACAAGTCGTCCGCTTCGATCTTCCGCAACGGCCTGCGGCCTTCGATGGTGTTCACGTCTGAGAAGTATCTGCCGGAGGACAAGCGCAAGCGGTTCATCGCTGAAACGTCCGAGAAGATCGCAGGCGCCGTCAACAGCGGCGGCTGGGCGCTCGTCGAGGGCGGCATCAAAGCCGAAGCGATTGGCATCAAGCCGGATGATGCGCAGCTGCTGGCGACGCGGGAGTTCAGCGTCGAGGAGATCTGTCGCTGGTTCGGCGTTCAACCGGTGATGATCGGCCATATGTCTAAGTCCACGGCGTGGGGAACCGGGTTGGAACAGATGAATCTCTGGTTCCTGACCTACACCTTGCGTCCGCTGCTGAAGTCTATCGAGCAGTCGATCCGCATGTCGCTGCTGAACCCCGGCGAGAAGGCTCTCTATTATGCCGAATTCAACGTCGATGCGTTGTTGCGTGCGGACTCGGCTGGCCGCGCAGCGTTGATGCAGACCCTGGCTCAGAACGGCCTTCGCACGAGGAATGAACTCCGCGCGCTCGACAATATCGCCCCGCTCACAGGTGGCGACGACCTGACCGTGCAATCGAACCTCATACCCATCCAGCTGCTCGGCAAGGAAGCGCAGTTCCGCATCCTCAAGCCGCTCGATCCTGGGTTCCAGGCGACGCAGACGCCGACCGATCCAACGACACCGGTCGAATAGGAGACTGACCATGTTGCTCGACCGCATCGCCACGCCAGTCGAATTCAAGTTCGACGGCGGCACCGAAGGCGTGTTCACAGGTTATGGCGCCGTCACGGGCAACCAGGACTCGTACGGCCATGTCATAGCGCCTGGCGCCTTCAAAGAGACGCTGGCGGCGCACACGGCCGCAGGAACCATGCCCGGCATGTATGCGGAGCATTCCGCCTACCAGTTCGGCGGCGACCCACTGCCCGTTGGCGTGTGGACGCATATGTCGGAGGACTCAAAAGGTCTGATCTGCCAGGGCAAGATCTGCGCGCTCAACACCGATCACGGCCAGCGTGTCTATGGGCTCATGAAAGAGGGCGCGATCAAGGCGCTGTCCATAGCGTTCAACGTGCCGGATGGCGGTGATGTCCGCAGCAGCAAGAAGGACGAGCCGCACCGCACGATCAACAACCTGGTGCTGCACTCCGTCGATGTTGTGCGCGACCCGGCGAACAAGCTGGCGAAGATCGTCTCGCTGAACACCGTCATGAAGAACGTCGATGCAGAGAGCGCGGCCACCGCAGTCGCCGCCTGCATGAAGCTGCACCAGCAGTCGCTATCAGGCGCCAACAGTCCAACGTCAGACCAGCGTCAGCAGATGTTTACGCACCTGATGGACGCGCACCAGGCGCTGACCGGCCAGGACATGCCGATGGGCATGAACTCGGCCAAACCAACGACGATACGTGAGTTCGAGAGTTGGCTCCGGGAGGAGTTCAAGCTCTCGCACTCGCAAGCCCGAGCCATCGCCGAACTCGGGTTCAAAGCACCTCGGGATGAGGCTGTTGAGCAGGCGGCATCCGAAGCACGCAAAGCGACGCTCAAGGAGCTGTCGCAGATCGTGTCTGGCTTCTCTCTCACCAGCGAAGGGTAAACACAATGGCTGACGACCCCAATCCAGAGGTCGAACTCAAGACCCTTGTAGTCGATCTCAAGAAGGCTATGGACGACACGAAGAAGATTGGCGAAACGGCGATGACCGAGATGAAAAACCTCGGCACCATCACGCAGGAAACCAAGGACAAGGCCGATAAGGCCCTCACTGAGATGAACACGCTCAGTGAGCGGCTCACGGGCGTCGAGCAGAAGATGGCCCGCGGCAAGGGCGATCAGCCTGCCGAGCAGAAGTCGCTTGGCGATCTGGTCGTCGAGAACGACGCGGTGAAGGCACTCATGGAGAGCAAGTCCGGTCAGGCTCGCGTCTCCATCGAGTTGAAGGACATCACGTCGGGTAACCCCACGGTCGGCGCCGGGCGCTCGCCCAGCACGTCGCTTGTGGTGGCGGATCGGCAGGGAATGGTTACGCCCCCGATGCGCCAGATGGTGGTGCGAAGTCTCCTGACCCCAGGCACCACCTCGTCGAACGCCATCGAGTACGCCGTGGAGACCGACGACCCGAACGTGACCTCTGCTGCGGTGGTTTCGGAAGGCCAGCTGAAGCCGCAGAGCAATGTGACGTTCGACCTGAAGTCGATCCCCGTCAGGACGATCGCGCATTTTATGAAGGCGAGTCGTCAGATCATGGACGACGCGCCGCAATTGCGGTCCGTCATCGATGGTCGTCTGACCTACGGGCTGCAGTTCGTCGAAGAGGGCGAGCTGCTCTATGGCGATGGCACCGGGCAGCACCTGTTCGGGATCATCCCGCAGGCAACGGCCTATGCGGCGGCTTTCGCGCCGTCGCTGCCAACCAACATCGACACCCTGCGGCTGGCGTCTCTGCAGGCGACGTTGGCTCTCTATCCGGCGTCGGGGTTTGTCATGCACCCGACCGATTGGGGCAAGATCGAACTCACCAAGGACACGCAGGGTCGCTACATCGTCGGTGACCCGACCGGGATGCTCGGCAAGCGTCTCTGGAACCTGCCGGTCGTCGACACACAGGCCATTCAGGTCGGCCACTTCCTGACTGGCGCCTTCCAGCTCGGCGCGCAGATCTTCGACCGCATGTCAATAGAGATACTCATCTCTACTGAGAATAGCGACGATTTTGTTAGGAATTTCATAACTATACGCGGTGAAGAGAGACTAACACTCGCAGTTTACCGCCCCGCCGCGTTTATTTACGGAACTATACCATAACTATACTTGTGGGGCGGTAGCTATGCTCATGGAAGCTCTCCGGCCGTGGATCAATCGCGACCATGAGGGCGTCGTGCATCCAGGCCAGCGATTCCAGGCTTACGGCCCTCGGGCCGTCGAGCTTGAACTCTCTGGCCTGGCTGTGCCGGTCCTCGACGAGAACGAGCAGATCAAGGTCGTGGCCGATCCTCCACCGGAACCGGAAAAGGCGAAGCCACGCCATGAGCCAAAGAAGCCTGTTCGTAAGGGGTCCGTGGGGTCTAGGCGATAGTATCTACACACGGCCTTTCGTCGCTGGCATCGCCGCCGAGCGCGATGTCTGGCTCGAGACGCCCTGGCCCGACCTCTATGTCGATCTACCCGTCAGGTTCGTGCGCGGGGCGAGGCAGCTTCGCACGCAGATGCGCAATATCGCGCGCCAGCAGAACATGCAGTGGTTCCGGCCTCCGGCAGACGCTGAAACGGTGGCGCTTGGCTATGGCGTGCTGGAACTCACGAAAAGCAACGTCGCCGCGACGATGGAGAGGAAGCTGCCTCGAATGAAGGCGGCGCCGACGTGGGATTTACCAGACATGGGCAAGTGCCCGTTCGACCCAGGCGATGCACCGCTGGCGATCGTCCGCCCGGTGATGCGCAGGGTCGAGTGGGACAACGAGGCCCGCAACCCGCTGCCAGAGTACATCCATGAGGCCGCCGGCGACCTGAAGCGCAGGGGCTTCGCCGTCGTCGTCATTGCCGACATCAAACACGGCTACGAGTGGGTCGAAGGTGGCCTGCCGCCGCACAACGTCGCGCTGACCAAGGGCGAACTGTCGGTGCGCCAGCTGCTCGCTGCCATTCGCGACGCCGCGGTGGTCGTCGGTCCGGTTGGCTGGATCGTGCCCGCCGCCATTGCGCTCAAGACCCGCACTTTCGTCGTGCTGGGCGGTAACGGCGGGATGAACGCGCCCGACCGGCTCTTCGACAAGCGGATGAACACAACGCGCATCGGTTTCGCGACGCCGGAAAGGTTCTGCCTATGCACCGACATGAGACATCGATGCGAGAAGCGCATTACCGACTTTTCACAGCAATGGCGGCGATGGATGAAGACCGTGCCGCGCCGCTGTTCGACCGTCTCGCCGCCAAACGCCTGAACTGGCTGCCCGATCTCGGCGTCGGCTTCTACGAGGTTGAGCGCCCGTCCGAGCCCTATGACGCGCACTACTTCGCAAAATACCTCAGCTACCGCGACACCGATCTCGGCCGACGCATCACCCAAGCCCGCGTTGATCTGGTGGAGCGGCATTGGAATGGCCCCCTGATCGACGTTGGCATCGGCTGCGGGGCTTTCGTCGAGGCTCGCCCCCAGACGCGCGGCTACGACATCAACCCGGTCGGCGTGCAGTGGCTCCTGGAGCGCGACCTGTTCTGCAACCCCTACACCGAGCCTGTGCAGGCCGTGGCGCTGTGGGACGTGCTGGAGCACATCCCCGACTTCGACCGGCTGCTGGCCCGCGTAGCAGCCTGCGTCTTCGTGTCTATGCCGGTCTACGGCGGCGCGTGCGAAGTTCTGGCGTCGCGGCATTTTCGACCAGACGAACACTGTTGGTATTGGACATCCTTCGGCTTCCTGAAGGTGATGCGCCAGCTGGGCTGGGAGCTGCTTGAACACAACGAGATGGAGAGCCGTCTCGGCCGCGACAGCATCGCCTCATTCGCATTCCGGCGGTGCGCCTGATGCGCTCGATCACCACCGTCATCGCAAAAGCCCCCTGCCGGGATCTGACGACGCTGGCGACCGCGAAGGACGAGCTTCAGATCACCGGCTCGTCCTACGACAAGCGGCTGGCTCGATGGATCCGCGAGGAGTCGGGCGCGATCGAGCGCTACTGCGGGCGGCGGTTGGTCAAGGAAACGCTGCAACAGAGGTTTGAGACCACCATCGGCCATCCGGCTGGCGTGCACTCCGACCTGGTGCTTGAGCTGTATCCCGTCAGCGAAGTGCTCTCCGTGACGTGGAACAACACGGTACTGACGCCGGACCAGTGGCAGTTGGACGGCGAGGCCGGTCTGCTGCGGCGCTATGACGAGGTGAGCTGCACCTGGGTGCCGTGGTGGGGCAATTACGGCTTCTACGCCCATCCGTATCCGAGTGTCGTCATCGTGCAATACACGGGTGGATACACGCTAGGCGACGACCTTCCGCCCGACCTTGAGGCCGCAGCGCTGATCCAGCTTTCGTACAGGAAGTCTACAGGAACGCGCGACCGGTCGATCAGAAGCGAAAGCGTCCCCAACGTCCTTTCGACGACCTACTTCGGTCCCACGCCCGGTGAGAGTGCCGCGATCGTGCCGGATGCCGCAGCGCGGCTCGAACCCTATCGGGAGATGCGGATATGACGCGCAGGCCATTCCGCGCCGGGGAGATCGTCGTCATCCGCTGCGAAAGCTGCGAGCCGGAAGTCGCGATGATCCTCGGCAAAGGTCCGCGCTGCTCCGACTGCTCAAATGAGACCTATCGGCTGCAAACCGAGATGTCGCTGGTGGTCGAGTGCTGTAGCTCGATCCTGCATCCCCTGAACTGACTGAGAGGCAACGATGCTGCAATCGACGCAAGTCTTTGCCCTCCAGCCGGACGGCACCGACGCCGCAGACTTCACGATTGCCGGTCCAGGCACGATGACCGGGGAGTGGACGATGGGCCTGGTCGGGATGCAGTCGGTTGCCGTGGAACTGCGCTTCCTGTGGGGCTCTGGCGGATCCAACGTCAAAGTCCTGGTGCAGACGGCGCTGGGCGATGACACGCCCGCCTTCGACATTGCACAGGTCACCTTCGCCGCGGCCGCGCGCACCGTCGTGTTCGAGCTTTACGGAGGCACCACGGCCATCATCGATGCTGCCGCTGGCGGCGTGGACTCTACCGGGAACGACGTGCTGCCGGATGGCCTGACCTGCCACGTCCTTGGCGACCGGCTGCGCCTGATGGCGATCGTCACCGGCACCTACGCCAACACCACGCTCTCTGCCCGCGTGATCCCGAAGTGAACGCGGATGGCTTCCTTCGTGCCTGCGAGAAGAACGGCGAGGTCGTGACCATCAAGCGGCTGACCGGCACGCGCCAGGTCGCGTTCAGCGTGCAGTGCCTGGGGGCCGTGGCGAGAGGTGCCGTATCGGACCTGGTGGGGAACACGGTTCAGACCGCCGATCAGGTGAAGGTCAGCGACCGCGAGATGAACGCGGTGCAGTGGCCGAAGCCGCCGCGCCACGGCGATCAGGTTGTCTATGCCGATGGCAGCACGCGGACGGTGTTGGGACCAGCGCAGCCGGACCGCTGCGACGAAGACACTGTATATACTCTGAAAACGCTGGGCGGATGATCCATGTCACCAGAGGTCTGGCATGACGCCATCCCCCGCATCCAGGCGGTGGCGACGCAATTGCGCATCCCCTTCGCGATGCCCAACGAGGACGCTGGACCGCGCCCTCAGCCGCCTGCGCCGTGGGTTCAGATTGAGGTAGCAGCGGCCGGCGCTGGCCCATTGCAGATCGGGTACGACGCCTGGGAAGAGAAGGGGCAGATCTTCGTCGTCCTGATGGTGCCGATCGGGGGCGGTCTGCTCCCGTTCTTAGAAATGCGGATGACGTTCTCCTACGCCTTCCGCGGCATCAACACAGTGGTCGGGCTGACCACGCCTGGGTTGACCTACAGCGACGATCAATCGTTCGACCCGCTCGATCTCAGCAACAAGGTCGAAGGCGTCTACCTGCGCCTGCCGCTGATCGTCCGTTACTTGTTCCAAACCAAACTTGTCGCCCCATCACCCTAAAAAAAGGAGCCAACGTCATGGCAACCGAAGCGTTCCATGTCATCACCGAAACACCCGCCAACTCCGGCACCTATGTCGAGACCAGCGAGGTCATAACCGCCGACGCCGACGTGGCTGTCCTGCGTTGCGTCGAACTGAGCCAGGACGGCGCGCGGTACGGGTTCTGGGTCGAGACACTCCCCTGAGAGAAGGAAAACGACCATGCCTCAAGAGTACCATATCGTTGCGGAAACGCCCGCCGGTTCAGGCAACTACACCGCGACCGGCGAAATCGTAAACACCGGTGTAGCAGATGCCGTTGCGCGCTGCGTTGTGCTGAATGCTGGCGGCGGCAAACACGGAATGTGGGTCTACGAAAGCGTCGCCGCGAAACAGATCCTGCCGGTCGGCGGCATAGGGCCTGATGCTAGTGGCACAACCTTGGGGACGCGAGCACGGCGGCTCCCGTCGGTAGGTCTGGGTGGCCCGACCAACGTCGATGTTCCCTACGCCTCGCAAAGCGGCAGCACGCTGACTTGCACGATGGGGAACTGGGAAGGCGAGCCGACCGAGTATTGGTATCAGTGGAAACTGGACGGCGCGAATGCAGGCACCAATGCCCCAAATTACGCCGTGCAGCCCGCTGACGTTGGCAAGAGCGCGACCTGCACCGTCACCGCGCGCAACGCGCAAGGCGAAACCGTAGCGCCGCCATCCAACGCCGTCGTCGTCGCTTAACCAGCTACGCGGCCTGCTGTCGCGTGCATTCATTCTAACTAAAAGGAGAGCAATATGGCCGCGACACTTGGTTACCAAGCGGGCATCGAGACCAACCAAACCCGCATCTCGTATGTCGTCGAGTCCACCTGGGGCGTCGTCCCAGCAGGACCGCCGCATTTCAAAGCGATCCGCTACATGAGCGACACTTTGGCGGAAACCAAGACGCGGCAGCGGCCGAGCGAAATCAACATAACCCGTGAGGCGTCGCAAGCCGTCACCACCCAGCAGACCGCTGGCGGCACGATCAACTACGCTATGTCGTACGGTGTCTATGACGACTTCCTGATGGTGGCGCTTCAGCAGGACTGGCAAGCCCCACAGGCGATCAACGGGGTAGCGGGCGACATCGTGCTCACCGTCACCACACCTGGGGCTGGCGCCGTCTGCGTGCTGTCGTCAGCGACCGCCAACAAGTTCTTGAACGTCGTGCAAGGGTCGTGGATCAAGCTCTACGGCTTCCTGCTCGGGGTTAACCCGGCGGCGCCCGGCGTCCCGCAGAACAACGGCTGGTGGTACGTCCTGACCAAGACTGACGCCACCCATCTCACGCTTGCTGGTCCCCAGCGTATCTACGCTGCCACCGAAACCCCGACCGGCGTCCTGGCGCATGTCCGGTCGTCATCGATGACCAACGGGACGACGTTCAAGTCGATGTTCCTCCAGCGGATGCTGTCATCGACGCTGTGGCTGGTTTACCCCGGCGCCTACGTCTCGCGCCTGACGCTGTCTGGCTCTGTCGGCAACTTCTTCACCGGCGCGATCGACATCGTCTCAAAGGATGAGGACGACAGAACCGCCGACTCATCGAGCGGCGTCGACCTTCCGGCCCCCGCCATCGTCATGGACCCGGTCGGCGGCTTTGTCGGCGCATTTTGGAACGGCGAGCCAATGGTGGGCTCGCTCGACCAGATGGCCATCACGCTGGAGAACACCTCAGCGGCGCCCGAGTATGCGCTCGGCAACAAGCTCTCTGTCGGCATCCTCAGCGGCACGTTCCAAGCGTCGGGCTCGTTCCGCATGTACTTCAACGACTTCACAAACTATAATCTGTTCCAGGCCGAAACAGCGGGAGCGCTGTCCTTCATCATCCAGGGCTCCACTGGCAACTCCTATGCCTTCACGTTCCCCAACGCCGTCTTGATGCAGAAGATGAACGCGGGCGGACCAGGGCAGCCGGTCTATGCCGAGATGACGTTCGAAGCGAACCCGGCGGCGCTGGGCGGGACAGTCATCATCGATCGCCTGCCGAACGTCACCAACACCCCGTAACACGCAGCAGCGGAGGAGGGCAGCAACATGGCTGCGACACTAGGATACCAGGCTGGCGTCGAAGCCAACCAAACGCTTCTCTCATATGCCCCCGAAACAACCTGGGGCGTGAAGCCAGGCGGAAAGTGGAACACGATCCGCTACACAAGCGACACGCTGGCGCTCACCAAAACGCGGCAGCGGCCGGGCGAGATCAACATCACCCGCGAAGTCTCGCAGGCGGTCACCACTGAGCAGACCGCTGGTGGCACCATCAACTACGCGCTGTCCTGGGGCACATACGACGACTTCTTCGGCTCGCTCTGTCAGGGCGAGTGGTCGCACACGCCGCCATTTCAGATCTTCAGTATCCTCACCGATCTGACGATCGCGTCGAATGGCACTGGCACCCTTACGCTGACATCAACGCTGGCGGCGAAGTTTGCGACCATCCTCGTCGGTCAGTACGTCCGCCTCTCGGGCTGGGTGAACAACAACTACAATACTTGGTTTCGGGTCACCGTGAACACGGGCACCAGCCTGACCCTCGTCGGGATACCGGTTGCGACCACGACCGAGACCTCACTCACCAGCAACCAAGTCCAGATCTCGGGGTCGAGCCTCGCCAACGGCACGACGTTCCATTCGCTGTTCCTGCAGCGGAAGTTCGATGGCAAAGGCTTCCTGCGCTATGGCGGTTGCTATGTGACGCGGATCACGCTCGGCGCGAACGTCGGATCATTCTTCACCGGGGCTATCGATGTCGTTGCCCAATCCGAAGCCTTCAATGCAGCCGATGGCTCAACCGGCGGCTTGAACCCTGCGCCAGCAGGCACCGTGGTCGATCCGGTCGCGGGCTATGTTCGGATGACATACAACGGCACCACGAACACGATCGCTGGCAATCTGGATCAGCTCCAAATCACCTTGGAGAACACTGGCGCGGCACCCGAGTTCACTCTAGGCCCATCGGCAGGCGCAGCAGGAGCAGCAGGAGCCAGCGGCATTCTTGGCGGGACATTCCAGGGCAGCGGCAGCTTTCGGATGTACTGCAAGGACTTCCTGCTGTACAACGTCTTCCAGGCTGAAACTGCGGGCGACGTGCAGTTCTACCTGCAAGATGCGGCAAGACAGAGCTACTGCCTGTCGTTTCAGAACGTGGTCTTTCTCGCAAAGATCAACGCGACCGGCCCAGGCGCGGCGCTCATGGTGGACGTCACCTTCGAGTGCAACCCCGACACGGTGAACGGCGGAACCTTCCAGCTGAACCGGTTCCCGGCCCCTAACTGATCCCCATCAACAAGATCGGCGTCTCCCAACGACGCTGATGGCGGGCGGGGTTCTGTAGGAACCGCCCCGCCTGTCGGCGCGTGGCCGTTGCCGTCCGGGCTGTGGTCACGCGCCATCCTTCCACCGGACAGGAAGTAACATGGCAAATCTCCTCGAATTCCAAAGCGACATGAAGTCGATCATCGACGGTATCTGGGTGCGTGTGAACGAGGCCTACGGTGATCTCGAAATTCAGGTGCGCGGCTTCACCGACGCATTCCACGATGCGCGAACCGCCCGCACGATTGCCGCAGCCGAGCCCTACAATGGCGACGAAAAGAAGATACCCAACGCCGAGCAGCGACGCATCAACGCCTCGCTGATGGAGGAGTTCCTCATCATCGGGGTGAGGAACCTGAACGACAAGGACGGCCAGCCCGTGCCGTTGGAGACGTTCCACAAGCTGCTTTACCAGAACGACTACGGCAAGCTGTCGCGGATGTGCTGGGAAGTCGCTGGCCGCGTGTCAGCGCGCTCGATGAAGCAGGTTGAGGACGCGGTAAAAAACTCGTCGTCGGACTCCGCATCGAGCTAGACTGGGGCGATCTGCGCAGGCGACAGGTTATTCGCCGCAACGAGCAGATCGCTAGGGGGCAACGCCCCGACCAGAGCGAGGCGGATCTGCCGCCTGCTCCGCAAATCGAACCTCAATTCCTTTGGATGTGGCGAGCCTGGTTCCGGCTCCATCCCGATCGTCCGCAACACGGCGGCGGGATGGGTCCAGCTGTACCCGGGGACATCCCTTGGACTGTGGTGCGGCAGTGGGCCGAGTTCCATCGGATGGCGCGCGGAGAATTTCAAATGCTCGACCGCGTGATTCAGAGGATGGACGCTGAGTATCGGGCGTGGTGGATCGAAAAGCATCCGCCCGATCCTCCTTCGTCGACACGAAGGGTGCGCTGATGGCAATTCCGCTAGCCGGCGCATCCGTCGGACCCAGGATGCTCAAGGAAGTGCGGCGGATGCTGGATCGTCACGTCCAGTCTCCCAACGCGAGCAAGATCGTAGCAAGGCACCTGCGTGACCGCCTTAATGAGATGAAGGCAGGCGGCGAGCTTCCGGTCTATCGGATGTTCGTGAATGACAAGGAGACCAGCGATCTGTCGCCGGTCACCTTCTACGGCGACACCATCACCATCAAATTCGCGCTGCTGGACGGCGTTGTTCGAGCGATGCTCGCATACGCCCAGGCAATCTCGCCGGTCCAAAGCGGCGCCTATCGGGATGCGTGGTTCCTGGCGATCGACGGGATCCCGGTCACCGATCTCTCCAAAAAAATCCCCTTCAACGCCAAGGTCATCCTCGCAAACTTCGCGCCATACGCGCGCAGGTTGGAGGAAGAAGGCCGTCTCGGGCGCAGCGGTCGGCTCTCGCACTATGCCCGGCCCGAACTCGTTGTGACCGAACGGGTGCGGCAGTGGGCGATGCGAAAGTTCCCAGCCGCGCTCATCGAACGGCTGTTCGTCACGCTTCCAGGCGGCGGCTTGGCGCACGGCTGGCAGGTTCCATACGTCTTGAAGACTGGGATCTACCGGGGCGAGCAGATCACCTACCCTGCCCTCCAGCTGTCGGCGCGCTGAGATGGCCGAGAGCGAAAAAATCACCGACGAATATGTCGCCAAACTCAGCGTCGAAGACAACCTCAGCCCGGCCGCCGATGCCGCAGCCGCCAAGCTTGATACCGTCATCAAGAAGGCGGAGGGCGCCGGCGCGGCGCTGGCGGGAGCGGGCTCGGACGCCGAGGACGCTGGCGAAAAGGTTCTCGCCGCCGCTTCTGCCTTTGAGCGAGTGGCCCGTCGCAACGACGAGCTTACCGCTGCCGTCTATCGCCTGAAGTCGGCGCAGGAAGAACTCACGCGCATCCAGGCCCAGGCGGCCGCAGCGGTTGCCGTTGGCACCGTCAGCCAGGATGCCGCCAACCGCGTCCTCGACGAGCAGGTGCAGAAGGTTGAGCGCGCTGCCGCCTCGCTGGTCACCATCCGCGAGGCGACCGAGGGCGCGGCAGAGGCGCAGCGGCTGTGGCAGGGTCAGATTGCTGACGGCTCGGAGGCCCTGCTTGGCCTACAGGGGCAGCTCACAGCCTTCGGAGCGGCGTCCCAGGCGGCATTCAGCAAGCAATACGGCATCTCCGCGCCTACCTCCGAAGTGGACTACAACAAACGGGCTGCCGACATCGCGGCCTATGGCGCCGAACTGGATGCGCTCCAGGCGAGGCTCGATCCGGTCTTCGCTGCCACTCTCAAATATCGCAACGAGCTGAGTGCGCTGTCGTCGGCCATCGACACTGGTGTGCTGCCGGGTCTGAAGGAGCAGTCGGCAGCGCTCGACAAGATCGTGTCCGACTACGATAAGGCCACCGAAGCTGCCACGGGATTGAAGGCCGCGGCTGATGCCGCCGCCCAGGCCGCGCAGGGCAAGGCCAATGCCTTCGCCGGTGTCGTCGCCCCAACCTCCGATGATGACTATGCCAAGCGTGCTGCTGACCTCTCCGCCGTCGGCTCTGCGGCGGATCAGCTACAGGCGAAGCTCGACCCGGTGTTCGCCGCCACCCTGAGATACCGCAACGAGTTGAGTGCGCTCGCTGAGGCCATCGACACCGGTGTGCTGCCCGGTATGAAGGAGCAGTCCGCCGCGCTCGATCGGATCGTGGGCGACTATGAAAAGGCCACTGAGGCAGCGACCGGCGCGAAGGCCGCAGCCGAAGCCGCAGCGCAGGCCGCGCAGGCACGGGTCAACGCCTTCGCTGGCATCACCCAGCCCACCTCCGAGGATGATTACGCCAAGCGAGCCGCCGACCTGAACGCCGTCGGCGCTGCAGCGGACTCACTGCAAGCGAGCCTCGATCCGGTGTTCGCGGCCACGCTCAAGTACCGCACCGAGTTGAGCAAGCTGTCGGAAGCCATCGATACCGGCGTGCTGCCGGGATTGGCCGAACAGTCAGCCGCGCTCAACAAGATCGTCGCGGATTACGAGAAGGCGACCGAAGCTGCCACCGGTATGAAGGCTACCGCTGCGGCTGCGGCACAAGCATTCCAGTCGCAGGCCAACCAGTTCGCTGGCGTCATCCCTCCGACCTCCGACGAGGACTATGCCAAGCGTGCTGCTGACCTCTCCGCCGTCGGCTCTGCGGCGGATCAGGTTCAAGCGAGCCTCGATCCGGTATTCGCCGCCACGCTGAGGTATCGCACCGAGTTGAGCAAACTCTCGGAAGCCATCGATACCGGTGTGCTGCCAGGGCTCAAGGAGCAGTCGGCCGCGCTGAACAGGATTGTCGCTGACTATGAGGCGGCGACCGAGGCGGCGACCGGTGCAAAGGCCGCAGCCGAGGCGGCGGCATCAACCGGACAGGCCAGGGCCAACGCCTTCGCTGGCGTCACCGACCCAACCTCCGAAGAGGACTATGCCAAGCGCGCTGCCGACCTCGAAGCCGTAGGCGCGGCGGCGGATCAGCTGCAAGCGAAACTCAGTCCGGTGTTCGCTGCCACGCTGAAGTACCGCACGGAACTGAGCGCGCTCGCGGAGGCGATTGATACCGGTGTGCTGCCGAGCCTCGCGGAGCAGTCCGCGGCGCTCAACAAGATCGTCGCGGACTATGAGGCGGCAACCGAAGCAGCCACCGGGACAAAAGCCGCAGCCGAAGCAGCGGCGCAAGCGGCACAGGCCCAGGTCAACGCTTTCGCCGGCGTCACCGCGCCCACCTCCACCGATGACTACAACAAGCGGGCGGCAGACCTGGCCGCCGTCGGCTCTGCGGCGGATGCGCTCCAGGCAAGCCTCGATCCGGCGTTCGCGGCCACGCTGAAGTACCGCACCGAACTCAGTGCCCTCGCTGAAGCGATTGATACCGGTGTGCTGCCGAGCCTCGCGGAGCAGTCCGCGGCGCTCAACAAGATCGTCGCGGACTATGAGAAGGCCACTGAGGCAGCGACCGGTGCACGGGCTGCAGCGGAGGCCGCAGCGGAGGCTGGGCAGGCCCAGGCCAACGCCTTTGCTGGCGTCACAGCGCCGACCTCCGAGGCCGACTATGCCAAGCGTGCTGCCGACCTCGAGGCCGTCGGCGAGGCGGCGGATCGGCTCCAGGCCAGCCTTGATCCGGTGTTTGCCGCCACCCTCAAATATCGCACGGAACTGAGCGCGCTCTCGGAGGCTATCGACACCGGTGTGCTGCCGGGACTTGCCGAGCAGTCAGCCGCGCTCGACAAGATCGTGAGCGACTACGAGGCGGCGACTGAGGCAGCCACCGGGATGAAGGCCGCAGCGGAGGCGGTCGCAGAAGCAGCACAGGCACAAGCCAGTGCCTTTGCCGGTGTCCAAGCGCCGACCTCCGACGCCGACTACGCCAAGCGGGCCGCTGACATCCAGGCCTACGGCGCATCGCTGGATGCACTCCGCGCGAAATTCGATCCGCTGTTCGCCATGTCGATGGCGTACGAGAAAGAGTTCAACCTGCTGAACGAGTCGGTGAAGAACGGCGCGCTGCCGGTCGCGAACTATGACGCGGCGCTTGATGCGCTGAACGGCCGTTTCGCGAAGGCGCAGAAATCGGCCCAGGATCTCGCTACCGGGCACGGCCAGGCCGCGTTCGCTGTCCGTCAGCTCGGCGTGCAGACGATCCAGTTCTTCAGCTCCATCGAGGCCGGACAGTCCGTCTTCACTGCGTTCATCCAGCAGGGCCACCAAGTTCTCGACGTGGCCCTGGCGACCGGCACCGGCTTCGGCGTGATCGCGCAAGCCGCGAAGCAAGCCTGGGCCGCGATCACGACCCCAACCGGTCTGGCCATCACCGGCCTCGCTGTTGTCGCCACCGCTATCGTCGGTCTGGGCTACGCCGCTGAGGTCGCTGCGCGAAAGCAGGAGGCGCTCCGAGACCAACTCTCCGCAACGACCAACGACTATGTCAATCTGGCTGAAGCGGTGCGGGCTGCGGGCAGCGAGGTTGCCAAGAGCACGCCTGCATCGACCGCCGACGCAACCTCTGCCGCGCAGACATTTGCCAGCGCACCGCTCATCGACAAGTCACAGCAGTCGTTGGCGAAGCTGACCACCACTGCGCAATATCTCAGCGCGGTTCTGGGCAAGTCGCTCCAGGACACCGCCAACCTGATGGTCGAGGCTTCGGCGGATCCGACCAAGGTTGCGGTGGGGCTGGACACAGCAACGAAGTCGCTGGTCGGCCTGGACTCAGTGACCCTCGCCAACATCGCTCATTTGCAGCAGCTGGGCGACGTCACCGACGCCAATGCAAAGCTGATGGAGGTGTTTGGCGCTGCTGCCGATCGCGCCGAGAAGGAACTGACGCCGCTGCAAAAGGCGGTGATCGATCTCGACGCTGCGTTGAGCCCGGCAGCACAGGCGCACCAGAAGACGTTCTTCGAGAGTCTCGGCAAGGCGATCGATGACATGGCGGCCGCGGCCGTCGAGGCCATTGCGCGGACGATCAATGCGCTCCGAGACCTACAGAAGTGGATCGACGATCATCAGAACAACCCGAGTGCTGGCTCACAAGGCAACGCCATAAACTCGTCCGCCTATCAGGGCGACTCGATCATCGACCGGTTTGTCGCCTGGGTGACCGGTCGCGCTGCCACCAACGCGGCCCAGACCGGTCAGGACGTGATCGACACGCAGATTCAAAAGCTACAGGCGAAGTATCCGTCGCTGTTCCAGGGCGCTCCCAGTGGCACGAGCGTACTGACCGATCACACACCAGGCGTGGCAGCCGATTCGATCGGCCACGGCGTGATGCAGATCGTGCCGGGGACGGCTGCGGCCAGGGGCTTGCCGGGCGGCTTCATCGATCAGAATGCGGGCCAGAACATCATTGCGGCCCTGAACTACATGAACAGCCTGTTCCAGCAGGGTCGCGATGCACAAGGCATCACGCAAGCCTATGGCGGCTTCTCGGCGGGCAATACGGCCGGTCTCACTGCGAAGATGGGCAAGCTGAATGCTGCCGACATTGGCAAGCTACCGACCGACGTTTCCGGTGGCATCGCGTTCATCGCGCAGCTCTATGGCTGGCCGGACTGGCTGACAAAGCTCGCGTTGCAGACTGCCTCCGTCGAGAGCGGCGGCACGCAGTTTGCGGCCAGAGTCTCGACACCCGCCAAGGTGGATTTCCCGACCGGCACGCCGGAGAGCATCGCTGCCGCCAACGCTGGCGCCTCCGCGATGGCCGGCAACCTGTCAGACGCGCAAGCGGCGCAACTCGCCAAGCTGATTACGCTGCAAAAGGAATACACCGAGGCGCGGAGCCAGGCCGTCATCCACAACGACAACGCGCAGGTCGAGCAATACAACAAGCTGCTTGAGCAGAACGCTGTCGACATCAACAACGTGATCCACCCGACGGAGCAGGCCACAAAGGCGCTACAGGATCAGAATACCGTCGCGTCGATCCTCTATGAAGCTGACAAGCAGCGTGCAGCGGGCGAGCTTGCGATTGCGCGCCAGCGTGCACAGAACCCGCTGCATCCGATCTCGGACGATGACGCCGCCAAGCAGATCGCCGCGCAACTCGGGGCGCTATCGGCGGCATACGACCTCTGGGTAAAGAAGACCCAGGAGGCCACTCTTGAGCAGACCAAGCTGACGGTTGCGTGGTCGGGCGGCGCAAAGGCTGCGTCCGACGCGGCAATCCAGCAGCAAGCTTACAACATCGTCGCGGAGAAATTCGGCAAGGCGGCTGCGGATGCGGGCGTAGGCGTCGCCGCGACAGCCGCTATCATTCGCGACAACACCAAGGCCACCGAAGAAGCCAAGGCGGTGCAGGACTCGCTCGCCACCGCGCAGCAGATCGAAATCACCAAGGTCCAGACCGACACTCTGCTCGAAAACGGCGACGCGCGTGCGTTGTTGGTCCAACACATGAAGGACCAGAACGAGCTAGCGAGCAAATCTCCGCAGCTGCTCGATCAAGAACGAGCCGCAATGCTGGCGCAGAAGGATGTGGCGGCGCAGCTCACGCAGAACCTTCAGAACCAGCAGCAGACGGTCAATTACCTGTCGCAGCAGTTCAGCTCGGCCTTCGACACGATTGGCAATTCGATCACGCAGGCTTTCGTGCAGGGCTCTGGCGCTGGCGTGAAATTCGCCAGCGTCATGCAAGGCGTGGTGACGCAGCTCATCCAGCAGTTCGCGCACCTGGCGATCCTCAATCCGATCCTGAATAACCTGTTCGGCAAGAACGACACGACGCTCGGCTCGGTGTTCAATCTGTTCAGCGGCGCCGGTAGCACCGGCGGCGGTGCGGGCAGCGGTCTCGGGACGGCGCTGCAGCTGGTAGACCTGGGGAACGGGGTCAAAGGCTTCGTGCCGGTCGGCGGCGTTGGTGCCATCAGCGGCATGATCGGCACGCAGGCCGTGGGCACGTCTGGCACGCTCGGTGGCGCCTTCGGTGGCGGCACGATAGGCGGGCTGGCAGGGCTCTATGCGAGCGGCGCCGGGCAGGGCTCGAGCAGCAGCGGCGGGATCGGCAGCCTCCTCAGCACGGGCGGCAGCCTGTTCACGATCGGCAAGGCGCTCTTCCCCGATACCTTCAGCGCCGCGGGCAACGCCGGCGGCAGCATGTTCTCAGGTCTTGGCGAATCGCTCGGCCTGACCGGCCCGAACGGCGCGCTGACAGGCATCACGAACTTCCTGAACACGCCTATCATCGCTCCCACCGCTGCCAGCGGTGGCATCCTGCCAGGCGACGCAATCATCGCCGCCAACCCTGGCGTGACGATCGGCAGCTTGGCTGGTGCCGCGAGCGCGGGCTTCGCCGCTGGTTCGCTCGTCGGCGGCTTTGTCCAGAAGTCGCAGAACAAGGTGGGCTATGGGCCGGAAATCGGCGCGGCCCTTGGCACGGCGGCCGGTATCGCGGGCGTTGTCCTCGCCCCCGCAACATTCGGCACATCGCTCCTGATCCCTGCCCTGATCGGTGGCGTGCTTGGCGGAAGTGCCGGTGGCCTGATCGGCCCGCACGCGCCGAACGCATTTTCGAGCACGATCATCAACAGGAACGATCAAGGATTGCTGACTGTCGGCAGCACGACATCGCAACGGGTCAACGCATCCGGCGAGCGGTCTGCTGCCATCAGTGACGTCCAGTCCATCAACGATCTGTTGACGTCGAAGGGTCTGCGGGTCACGAGCCTGGAAGGCGTGAACACTGGCGCGCAGTATCTACAGATCGGGCAGAACACGCCGGGCGGCTTCCAAGACCCGAGCAAATACAGTTCCATCGGTGCTGCCTTCCCGAGCCTGCGCTTTTCATCGTCAGATGATCTCACGAACCGATTCATCCAAGGTCGCCTGTTCCAGAGCCCGGAAGAACTGGCCGGTGTCACAACGTCGCTGTCGGATTTCGAGAAGGCGCTGAAGGGCACCAAGGCCGAAAGCGACACGATGGGCATCGCGTTCCGCGCGCTGTCCGGTGCGGCGAACACCGACGTGCAACCGGCATTGCAGAAGGCCGCGACGTTTATCACGTCGATCTATCCATCGCTGACCGCCGGGCAGCCCGGCTCGCTCGCAACCAATCAGAGCCAGGTCTATGCGCAGTACAGCGATGCTCTCAACCAGGCGCAGCAGTACGGCTTCGGCTACGACGATCTGAAGGCCGCACAGCAAAAGCTTTACGACCGGAACAATCTGGTCGCGAAGCTGGCGACCGACACGATCACTTCGACCCAGACCTCTAACTTCCTCACCGCGCAGGCGTCGATCAGTGGCAGCCCACAGGATGCCCTTAATGCGCAGCTTTATCAGTTTGATAATCTCGGCGCAGGCTCCGCGACGCAGCGTCAGGCGTTCTCTGACTCGCTCACCGCCATCTGGGGCGATGCCTTCACGACGACGCAGGGCTACAACGACCGGATGGCCGAGTACGACAAGGCGACCGCAGAGCAGCGGCTCGCCATTCAGGTCGCATTCAACAAGCAGCAACAACAGAACGACATCGCAAGCAACGAGCAACTGCTGACCTTGCAGGCTCGCCAGGGCACCACCGCTGCTGCACTGAGCGGCGATCCGACCCAGATCCACACTGCGGCGCTCAACTCTCTGAATGCGCAGCAGGCCATCGAGCGCATCGGCTTCCAGCAAAGCGAACAGCAGACCTTTGGCGATCAGTTCTACAACACCGATTCAAACTATGCCGCAAAGTGGGACGCGCTGATTAACTCGCAGGCCAACGAAATGAACATACTTGGCCAGCAGATCAACCGCGAGAACCTTCAGCTTCAGGTCAACAGCGTCCAGCAGAACGAGAACATCGATGTGCGTCGCGTCAACGCCATTGCAGCGCTCTACCCGACCCAGGTCGCGCCAGCCGCCGCATACGAGGCGTTCGACGTCCAAGCTTCACAGGAGCTGCAAAACTTCTACCTGTCGATGACGCAGACCTACGGGAATGCGTACGCAACGACGCAGGAGTATGGCGACAAGCTGAACGCGCTTGTTACGGCGCAGGGCGAGGAGCGCCTGGTCCTCGAACAGACGCTCAATCAAAAACTGCGGCAGCAGGCGATTGCCAGTTGGCAGCAGGACATAACCTTCACGGTGCGGAGAGACACGGCGAGAGCAGCGATTAGCGGTGACCCGACCGCAATGGGAAACGCCTCGCTCTCCGCATTGTATGTGCAACAAGTCGAAGAGATGCAGAACTTGCAGGAGGGGTTGAAGCAGACCTACGGCGACGCCTATGCGACCACGGCTGAATACTATGGCAAGGTCGGCGCCTTGCAGGACGCGCAGACCGCCGAAATGCAACTGGCCATGCAGCAGCTTGCCCGCGCTGCCCTTGAGCGTCAGGTCGCGAGCCAGCAGCAGGACTGGGGCTTCGCGGTGCGCTCGTCGAATGCGACAGCCAACATCATCGGCTCGCCGGAGGCAAAGGCCAGGGCGGAGCTGTTTGCGTTCGACGTAAATGCCGGGTCCGAGCAGCAGAACCTCTACCTCAGCCTCACCTCAACCTACGGCAATGCCTATGCCCTGACGAAAGAGTACGGCGACAAGATGCTGGCGCTGCAGAACGCGCAGGGGTTGGAACGGATCGCGCTGCAACAGCAACTCGACCTGCAAGCCCGCCAGCAACAGATCGCCAGTTCACAGCAGGACGAGAGCTTCGCGACGCGCTTTGAGAATGCACAGGCGTCGGTCACCGGCGGGCAGGCGGCGCTCAATCAGGCTGCACGAGACGCGCTCGTCGTCACGCAAAACGATGAGTTGGACAACCTCAAGATCAGCCTCGTGCAAACCTATGGCGATGCGTACCAATACACCGTCGACTATGGCACCAAGATCACGGCACTTGTGAAAGCACAGGGCGAGGAGCGGCTGGCGCTGCAACAGCAACAAAACGATGCGCTCGCGTCGCAAGCCACCAGTTCGATCACCTCGCTCAACCAGTATGCCAGGACGCTGCAAACGTCGGCCCAGTCGCCGCTGTCGCCACAGGCCCAATTCAACTTGGCGAAGACGCAGTTCGACACACAATCCGGGCTCGCGTCGGGCGGCAACTTTGCCGCGGTGCAGACCTTGCAGACCTATGCGGACAACTACCTGAATGCGGCGCACACCCTCTACGGGTCCGGCACCGATTACGTCACCGCTTTCGGCCGCGTCATCACGGCGTTGGCGGAGGTCGGCGGGCAAACGTCTGACCAACTGACCGCCTCCGTGTTGCAGACCGAGACGCGCTCGCAGACCGCCCAGCTGGTCGAGCAGCTCCAGGAGCTTCAGGACGAAGTGAAGCAGCTCCGGCTGCAACTGCTGCAAGGCACGACGGCGCCGGCCAGGGTGTCATGACGACGGCCCATTTCTTTGCGATCGAGCAGACCATCCGCAGGCCGAACGATGGCGGTCTGACCTACGCTGAAGGCCACGGCACGCGGGCGCACGGCTCGCTCTCGCTGACCGACAGCGGTCAGTACACCGACACGCAGATCCTAGCGTCGGACATGGGGTATCGAACTCGCCCGACTGATCCGAAGGGACCGGTGCCATACCCGCCGCGCGTACTGGAGGCGTTCGCGGTCGACGGGATGGTCAACCTCGATCCTGCCGCCTCGGCTGTAGGAGCCTCCTGGGGTGCCATCCAGTTGGCAAACAGCGACGGCTTCTACGACAGCATCATCAATGGCGGTTGGATCGCCGACGGCCGCGACACGCATATCCTCTATGGCGACAAGCTCCTGGAGAACTTCAGCGGCACCGCAACCGCCCGCGCCACAGTCGGCACATACCTCGATCAGAACAACACGCTCCAGCTAGCGCCGGTCAACGTGGTCCGGCAGGACTACACCGGGCAGATTGCGCTCGACGTGACCGCCACGAACGTGGTCCGCAACTCGGTTGGCAACGGCGCCACGGCAGGCACGATCAACTCGGGCGGCGTAATGCCGACAGGATGGTCAGTCGCATCGGGCGGCCTGGCGGTCGAACTTTCCATCTACAAGAGCGGGGCAGCTGGTGCGGCGAACGTGCTGCGGATGCGATTCCACGGCACTCCGACGGCGAGCACAGGCAGCCTCTCATATGGGACAACTGGCAGCCTCTCGGGCCTGCCGAACAACGCGGCGATCGTGCAGTCCCACTCGATGGCGCTGATCGCTGGCAGCTTCGCCAACGTGACCCAGATCGTGCACTGGCTCGCGCTCTACGATGCGACTGCGACCACCGTAACCGTGCCGCAGCCAAACTTCCTGGCCTCGATCACCGGGACGCTCACGCGGCTCTTCCGCACCTATTCCACGCCGGCGACCGGCAATGCGGCATATGCGACCTCGAACCCGTCCATCGTGTTCTATTGGAACGTCGGAGCGCCGGTCGACTTCACCATCGACTTCACTGCGCCGCAGCTTGAGCTTGGCACCACGCCGACTCTCTTCATTCCCACCACCGTCGGCGACGTAACGCGGGGCGATGCTGGAACGAACGTCATTCCGACCTCGGACATGACAGGCGCGGTCGTGGGTACGGCAACGCTGCCGAGCTTATGGTCGGTCCAACTTCCCGGCCTGACGATGCAGGTCACGAACATCGGCACTGATACGGTTACCCACTACAAGTACATGGACCTGCACTTCACCGGCACAACCACTTCCGCCGCGGGTGTAATCCTGGTGGCCGATACGTTTACCGTCGACGCGACCGTCGGGCAGGCGTGGTGCTCAAGCATTTATGCGTCGCTCATCGGCGGCTCGCAGAGCGGCATCACCTTCCAGTTCGGGACGCGGGAGTGGGACGGCACCATCGCGCTGCTGGGGTTCACCGGTGACGGGCCTTCGCCTTGCAGTCTCAACGACATTACCCGCGCTCGCCGTGTCGCACCGATGATATGCAGCCACGCGACAACCCGTTACGCGCAGATGACTCTGTTGATAAACATTCCCAACGCCTGGTTCACCGACTTCACAATCCGCCTCATGGCGCCGCAGCAAGAGGGCGGTAGCGTAGCAACCTCGTTCATGCCGACGACCAACGGACCGTTCACGAGGTCGGCAACCTATCACCTCACCGGGGCGCCGGTCCTGCTGAACGAGATCGCCAAGAACCAGTACGTCCTCTCGACGCAGACGCCGAGCGTCGGGAACGTGAACACCACCGTAACCGGCGAGATCCCACCGATCTACGGCGGATCCTCAGTCTGGAAACACGTTCGGACTGCCACCGGCACGGATAGCAACACTGCGACGATCGGCGTTGCCGGCCTGCCGTCCACAGGGGCGGCACTGCGTGCCTCGATCTGGGTCTGGATTCCGGGCTCGCGAGCCGCTTCCAAGACGTCGATCGCGATCTCGATCGAGGGCAACACCACCGCGGCAACATCGGTCGCCGCCAATCTGGCGCTGACCGATCACTGGCAGCGGATCACTGCGAGCGCGACACTGACCTCCGGCTTCAGCAACACCTCGATAGTGCTCCGCGTCACGCCGCAGGTGAACGGCGACGTCGTCTATACCTCCTGCTGGCAGATGGAACTGAACACGGTGACGTCGTACATCCCACCAGGGACCACGATCACTCTGCGTGCCGCCGATGTCACATACACCGCACGGCACATTCTGACCGAACCGCCTTACGCGAGCCTGGTGCCAGCCTTCAATGGCGTGGCAGGCCCGGTGACTTCCGATGACAAACAGGTAACCATCCCACTGCGCGATACGTCGTACTGGCTAGAACGCCCGGTGCTTAGGACCACCTACGGCGGCAATGGGCAATACGATGGCACAGCCGCGCTGACGGGCTCGCTGAAACCGCTGGTGATCGGCGGCGGTCAAGGCACGTTGGCGATCTACGGGCCGGTGAACAACATCACGCCGATCCTCGTGGACCCTCCGAACCTGATCTATCAGGTCTGCGACGGCCCGATCCTGAAGCTCGCGAACCTCTATGAAGGCGGTCACGCCGGGGGCTGGGCGTTCGCTGGCGACGTGGCTGACCTCTATGTCGGCTCGACACCGGCTGGATCGTATCGCACATGCCTCGCGCGTGGCTGCTTTCAGCTTGGCAGCACACCGGTCTACGCGATCACCTGTGACGTGAACGGCCAGACGATACCTGGCTCGCCGGGACCGGTGGCTCTGGCGGTCGCTGCCTACGCGCTGACCAACCTGTGCGGGGTTCCGGCTAACCTGGTGGCGCTGAACGGCACCAATCTGGCCGCGATTGGAGCTGTTGCGCCGCTCGCCTCCGGGTGTGCCATTTTCCTGGCGCCTGGAGACGCGCCCGACGGCATCACGCTGCTGACCAGGATCTTGGCTCCGGCTGGCATGAAGCTGGTCTCCTGCCGCGATGGTAAGCTCCGTGCGCTGGTATTGGCGGCGCTTCCCCCGAATGCCTCGACGCTGGTCGAGGCCGCGCTCGACAACCGCAACATCATCTCGATCACGCCGATCGCGCTTCCGGCTGGCATCTCGCCCACGCCGTACAGAATGCGCGTCGGCTACAATGACAATTATACCCAGCAGACGACCGATCTCTCACCGCTGATCGACGCGACCCGCAAACAGTACCTCGCCACACCGCAATCGATCCAGCAGTCGAATTCGCCAACGCTGTTCAGTTCCGTCACGCGGCCAAACGATCCTCCGGTAATCACCGGCTCGATCGTGGACGCCGGACCCACATTGGGAGCGCTGGCGGCCGCGCAGGCAGCGGCGAGCCAGTACACGAACCTCTGGGGTGTGCGGCGGCGCGTCTACGGTATCGAGGTGCCGTTCGCCCTTGGCGTGACGCTCGAATATGGCGACGTGGTCTCGGTCACCACAGAAATCGGCGATCTCTCGGGCACCAGGCTTGGCCAGGTCGTGGGCTACAGCTACCGCTCCGAGGATGCGTCGGTCACAGTTAGGTTGCTGATATGAGCAATGCCCTGCTTGGCTACATAAACCACGTCACCACCGGCACCGTGACATCGAACAACGCCGCATCCGGGATGCCCGTGACCAACCTGCAAACTGACTCTGGTGCTGCGGCGGACGGCTGGCAGACGACCACGCGCACCGGGATCTTGCTCACCATTACACCGCCTCTGACGCAGCAGACGTTTCGCATCATCGGCCTGTTCCGCAGCAACCTCACCAGCGCCGCAGCAATCGTCTTCACGGTCTACAACAACCCGGCCACGGTCGTGTATTCGGGTTCGACGGCGGGGCCAGCGAACGGGAGCGGGCAGGTGCTTGCCGACACCGGCGGCGTGGTGGGCGACTATGCCACTGTGAGCCTCAACGACAGCGGCAACCCCGACGGCTTCATCAACGTCGCGCTGGCGTATGCCGGGCCGGTGTGGAGCCCGCTCTCCGCGCTTTCGCTCAACACCAGCTACGGCCGCGACGTGACGACGGACGAACTGGTCTCGCACGGAGGGCAAGAGTATCCGGTCTATCGATACCAACGGCGACGCTGGGATCTGGATATGCAAGGCGTCCGCACGAGCACGGAGCTTTGGCCCTCGCTTGACGCCATGATGCGGGCTGCGGCCTTTGGCACAAATCTCCTCGTCGTGCCCGACACCAATTCGCCAGACTGGAGGACGGAAGCCACGTTTGGCAGGCTCAAGCAGACCGCGGACATCAAATACCCGTTGGGCACATCCGATCGTCGCTCATGGTCGGGCCAGCTAACCGAACGCATCTGAGGCAGCAGCATGGTTGAGCGCATCGGCAACTTCATCCTGGAGCTGGTCGCAGCTCCCGGCACCGGCAACTTCGTTCTCGGCACGCCAGTGCAAGGGCGGCTGCCCTGGTCGGCCGGCGTCGCTGCCGGATACTTCGTGGCCCCGGCACAGGTTCTCTATTTCGCGAATGATACGACAAGACAAGAGTGGGGTATCGGCACATACACCACGGGCTCGCTGACGCGCGACACGGTGCTTTGGACTTCGGCCGGAAGCACGGCGAAGATCAATTTCAACACGTTGCCCGTCTACGTCTATCCCGAGATCCCCGCTGAGAGATCGGTCTATCGCGACCCATCGACCGGACGGCTGAAGGTGCCTTACGACATCTCGAGCCCGCAACAGAACCTGGGTCCGCTTGCCGGTCATCGCAACCGACTCATCAACTCGGGATTTCAGTGCAACCAGAATGGCTATATCAGCGGCAGCAACAATGTGGCGGCGTTCCAGTACACGGCGTTTGATCGCTGGAGGACCGGGCAGAACGGTTGGACGCTGACGTTCACGGCAACGAAGCCAGCCACGACCGTCACGGTGACCCAAGGAACGATGCAACAGGTCATCGATGGGACTTTCATAGAGGGCGGCACCTATGTGCTCTCATGGCAGGGCACTGCGACGGCGCGGGTCAACACGGGGGCTTACTCGACCAGCCCGCTGGTTTGCACAGGCGCCACCTCCATCACCGCAGGCGCGAACACTACGATCGAATTCAACACTGGCAGCGTCCTAAAGCCGCAATTTGAACCCGGCGACACCGCGTCCCAATGGGAAGTGCGGTTCGATGACCAGGCGCTGTGCGAGAGGTATCTGGTGCAGGGGCAGTTCCGGTTTTCGGGCTACGGCCTCGCCGGCATGGTCGCGGAACACATGATAAACCTACCCACGCTGATGCGTGCCACACCGAACGTGTTCATTGGCGTCGGTAGCTGCACAAACTGCGGCGCGGCGAACACAATCGCCGCGCTTTCGGCCCGAGATCTAAAGCTATCGACCGCAGTCGTTGCAGCTGGCTACTACACTTTCCTGGGCAGCTACACGGCGATCATCGAGTTATAGGAGGCCGCTATGTTCGTCGCATCGGACACTCACCGCTGGATCGGTAAGGTCGTCGGATCCGGCCAGTGCATGGCACTCGTCCAGCTGGTTGACCCAGGCGTGCCGAACTCCTCCAAGCTGCGGCAAGGGATCAAGGTGCGCGGCGCCGATCTTCCGCCTGGTGCAGTTGTCGCGACGTTCAACAACGGGCGCTATACCAACTCCACCGACGGCAGCAGCCACATAGCGATCCTGCTTGACCAGAACGATGACGGCCTCCGCGTGATCGACCAGTGGGTGCTGCATCCCGTCGCGGAGAGGATCATCAGGTTCAAGAACGGCGTCGGTCCTGCCTGCGATGATGGCGACCGCTACTGCGTGGTCGAGACAGAGGCTTCGTTGTGACCGAAGAGCAGCAGCACGGGATGATCGCTGGCATCTCGCACAAGCTGATCGGAGCGTTGCCATCGCACCTCTTGATGGTCCTCCTGATTAACGCAGTCTACATCGGTGCGCTCTTCTGGCTCTTGTCGCAGCAGAACGCTTCCCGCGAGCGAGTGCTGGTCCCGCTTCTGGAAGCGTGCAGCAAGACCATCCCCTTAGAAGCTCTACCGCACGGGCTGGTCCCGGCTCCCGCGCCAGCGAAGAGAAAGGCGACTGACGACCAAGAGCCTTCGCGGTGAGGTCGAAGGGCGGCACCGCGCCTGGTCCAGACGAACACCAGGCGCGGGCGACTGCCAGAGCGGCCAGGAAGGCCGAGAGCAAGGCCAGGGCCGCAGCATGGCGCGAGGAGCAGCTCGCCGCCTTCTATGCCCGACGGTGCCAGTGCGGCGCCCAGGCGACCGTCTTCGTCATCAGCAAGGTCGAGAAAAGGGCAGTCACCCGCGAGTACTGCGCCGAGCACGCTCCTCGGCTATAGTCAGCGGGTTCTGGGTTAAGAGAACACCTTCCGAGTCGCTAGCCTCCCCCGCCGTGGGCAATGGCGGGGTTTTTTTTTGCCCGGCGTCTGGCCAATTGTGGCAATTGGCGCTTTGCTCCATGTCAGGTTTCAAAATGGGCATTTTGAAGAGTAGGAACCCATGAACGACAACCTCGCGATGGCTATGCTGATTGTCGAACGCTGCCGCCGCGAAGGCGACGAGGCGAAGCGCGCTGGCACTGCGGCGGCGGATTGCCCCTACGGGGACGATCGGGAGTTGGAGCGCGCCGGTTGGCTGGACGGGTTCACCAGAGCGCCTCGCCTGCATTGGTGGTGCGGGTGCTGCTGCCCTGGATCAGCCAAGCTGGTGCGTGAGGGCAAGGGGCAGGAGGCGGTCTAGGCCGCCCTCCAAACGAAGTCGCCCTTATCCTCAACGATCGCAGGTTCACTCTCGACGCACAGGCACTCACGCCCAACCATCGGGTCTGCGACCGGCCGCCAGAAGTTGCGGACGCGGCCGCCGGGAACGTGATTGTCCTCGATCGCTTCCTCGATGCCGAACTGCTTCAGCACCCATCGCGCTTCGTTCGATGAGCAACGGCGCGTGCCGAGCGTGCGATGCTGGCGGCTGATGCTGAGGTGATACTCTGGTCCGTCGACCTTACCGTCATCGATGAACTCCACGGCGGACAGGACAGCCAGCGATGAGGCTTCGTGAAAGAAGGCCCGCACCGGGGCGCCCTTGTGTCTCACCACCGGCAATCCGTCAGTGGGAACCTCGCGCCAGCCTTCCAGGCGTGGACGTTTCACCGCGATCAGGCTCAGAGTGCCGTCCGAGTAGGTGTCAGCCGTCGTCATCGCGGCGTCAGCTCCACGACCTCTCCGGTGACGATGGAGCGAAAGCAGCCGTCCTCCTCAAGCAGCACCGGCATCGTCCCGACGTGGCCATGCAAGATCGCTTCGAACTCCAGCATCAAACTTTTGCCGTTGCCCGACGCGAGGATCACCACCCCAGGCGTGCTGTCCGATCCGATGGCGATCAGCACGCGGTCGCCCTGGCGCCACTTCTTGTGACAGTCAGACCACTCGCACACGCCGCTGACGTGCCATGTCTTGGTCCCGCACTGCGGGCAGAATTGCACCGTCTCGCTCATAGCGGATCGATCCCGCAGGCCTCGGCCTCGTCCAACCAGAACTCAAGCCGCTCTCGACTCGTGATGCCAGCGACCATCGCGCGCAGGTTCTCGATCTCTGGGCCTGTCCATACCGGGGCAAAGATCCACTGCCGGATATACGCGCGCATGGCGACGATCTGCTCTGGCGTCATCTCCTCGCCGTCCAGATAGGCCACGATCGCAGGCCGCAGCACACCGCTCGTCTCGTACATCCAATAGCCGGGGGCCGTCACCAGATGCCCCTGGCTTTCGCGAACCATGCCGCAGCGACGAGCCCGGTCGCGAGGCCGCACACGTACCAGAGGACGCAGAGCCGCACCCAGCGCCTCTCCAGCGTCATGGCTGGTTGACCGCGAGATAGAGCCGGTCGCACGCCTGCCGCGCCTGGGACCATGCCAACGCCTCGTCAGCCGTCAGGGCGTCCAGCCAGCGCGCTAGCCGCTCCAGGCGCTTCACACAGTCCGCAGCGGCGTCGCCTATCTCCTGTAGCGCTATCTCTCGCCGCTCGGCGTCGCTCACGGCTGGCGAACTCCGACCGCGCCGCACCGCGGGCAGTAGGGCACCGACGCATAGGCGATTCGGCACGCCGAGCAGTACCAGACGCTCATCGGTTCATCCTCTCCCAGATCCTCGCCAGTTGCAGCAGCTGCGCCGCCAGCTGGATCGCTGCGCAGAAAGTGACCAGATCGCCGGCGTCCAGCGCCTCCTGCGCGACGTCATTCGCTAGGTCCACCTGTTTCAGCAGGGGGCGAATCGCGAACAATTCACTGCTGCCGGATGATGGATGGCGCGCAGGACACGCATACTTTCATCGGCCGCACAGGCGCATTCGGACGATGCTGGACGAGGTGGCCGCACACGCCGCACGCGGCCTGGAGGTTGTCTCGCAGGACGGGCGGGTCCGTCCACGACATGCACACCATCACGTCGGCCTGCTCGGCCTGTTCGGTGCTGACGAACTGGATCTTGGGGTGAATCGGGAACGGGGGACTCACTCCGAGTCGCCCTCGACTCCGTGCGCCGCGTTCCACCGCTCCATCGCATTGGCCATCTCGGCGAAGGCCTGCGCGCGGTAGTCGTGGCGCTGGTAGAAGGCCCCCTGCCCCAGCGCCTTATCCCGATACTTGTCCCGCTGCCGCCGCTCCCTGATGGCCCTGGCGGTCGCCAGCCCCATAGCGATGGTGATCCCCATCCGCATCCCAGCCTCGAACACCGAGTCGACGCCGCCGCCATCCTCCACCGCCTTCATGGCGTTGGCCGCGCCCTTGGCGATGGCGGCCGACAAGGCGGCGACCTCGTCATCCACAGGCGGCTTGACCTCGTTCATGGCGCTTACCCTGTGCATCCTGCACGCGCACCGTCGCATTGCATCCCCCGATTTGTCCACAGATCACGACGCCTTGTCAGGCATTCTGTGCATCTTTGACCAAATCGGGAATGTGCATATTGCACGACTGTGACGCTGTCGCTACCGTTCCGTGTAGCTGGCGAGCCGATGCCATCCCGGCGCGACTGAGGACACAAACCCGGACCTTCAGTCAGGCCCGCCAGCGCCGCCAACGAAAGCGGTTCGGCCCCACCGACGCAGGTCCGGGAGGGAGGAATCTGACGATGACGTGGCGTTTCGACCCGCTCGGCCATGTAGCGATTGAGATGACGATCCTGGCGATCAGGTGCGGCGAGGCCAGGAGCCAGCCCCGCCGACTACGACTAAGGCGAATGCCACCCAACCAGCCCGATCCGGCGATGTCTGAGGAAACCCGGAGGGTCCGCGACGAGTGGATCGAGCACAACCACGACAAGCACGTTGATTGTCCGGTCTGCGGACAGCTGACGCCTGTGATCTCGTTGTCAGCGATCTTCCGGTAGGAGAGTCCAATGGCGTGGAAGTTCGATCCGATGCTTACCGAGACCGTTCACATGCAGATCCAAGCGATCAAGTTGGGCGAGGAGGCCAGCGCCCCGCGCCGGCCGCGAGAGAAGCAACAGGCTTTGCGCCCAGGCAAGAAAGAGCCCGATGCGCTGCTGAGTCACGCAGCCTACCGCCGTCGTCTTGGGGACTATGTGAAGAAGACCGGAACGACACTGCCCGTTGAGGGCTATCTGTTCGAGCGCCTGAAAGCGGCGACCAAGCCGACGACGCCTGTCCTGTACATCGACGGGTTTAGGAGGTGAGATTGTGGCGACTGGCGATTCACCCGACACCACCATCGAAAAAACCAGCAAGGCCGCCGCGCGCTACATCCACCCATCCCCCGACCGCCGCTCTCCCTGCATGATCTGCCTGACGTTCGACCCGCACATGCAGTCCTGTTCCGTGGTGGCTGGCACGATCATGGCGATGGGAACCTGCGATCTGTTCACCTACGGGAAGGAGGCCGCGTAGTGGCGAAGGGAGTGACGCGCTATCGGCCGTGGATGTGCCACCAGTGCGGCTACGTGATGGACGCCGCCTCGCCTATGGATGCGCGCCGTTCCGACATCCCGGTGCCGGGTGACGTGGCGGCGTGCATGAACTGCGGCGTCTACCACACGCTCGTTGAGGGCGGGCTCTGGCGACCGCTGACGGTTGCGGAGTGGCGGGAGCTTGAACCCGAGACCAAGCGCGAACTCACGCTGGGGCGGATGTCGCTGGTGCAGGCTGGCTTCCCCGATCTGGCGAAGCGGGGCAGTCGTGCGTAAGCCGCCCAGGGCACCGAAGGGTCCGCCACCCCGTGCCGAGCGCCCGGCGAAGCGTAGGCCGGTCCCGAAGCCGCGACCGCCAGCGGCGCCACCGGCGCCGCCGCCAGCGCCAGCCAGGGCGGTAGAGCTGCCGAAGCCCAGGGTTCTGCCCGCCGCGATAAAGCCAGAGAGCGAGCGGGCGATCCTGGAGAAAGCGGGCGTCGAAAGTGAGGCTGAAATGGTTGAGCGCATCTTGGCTCTAACCCGCTGATGTCACTCGGCCGCTAGGCTTGCTTCGCTGCCATCCTGGAGAGTTTGGTTCGCGTCTTCGACGGTCGGGCCGAGCACGCCACTGACCGGCGCTGGAAGCTGCTTGGGCCGGTTTACCCGATTGGTAACCCGGTCGGGTTCCAGCGCAGACCGCAGCCGACGACCGACCGCGTTGCGCAGACCGGGCGGCATCGCCCCGGCGTGGTCCGCGAACAGGCAAGCCGCTTCCACCAAGCGGATCAGGTCATCAGGCGGCGCCTCTGGCTGGTTTACCCGGCGAGTAACCGTGGCGTCAGTCCCGGTCAGGGCGCGGTCGATGATCGGCTCCAGCCATGCGGCGACCGTCTGGTTGGCCGCTTTCGCGGCGCCGGCCACACCCAGGCGCTTGTCCTCGGGGAAGTCCTTGATCTGCCAGTGCCGCAACCGCTGAAGGTCATCGCTCATCGGGTTTACTCCTTTACCCGGCGAGTAAACCTGTCGCTGCGTCGAGGCAATGGGGATTAACCGGCTGGAATACCTGGTGGCAGTTTTGCAACAGTGAAACGATAACCCCTTGCACGATGCACAGCCCGCAGCGCAAAGTGGCGGGATGCTTCCCGATTCCAGGGGGCGACGGAGATCCAATGCGTAGATAGTCGAAAGGCCGATCCAAAGGACCGGCCCCACAACCCCCACGCGGGATCAACTGACTGCTTGGCAGCATCAGTTTATCCCGCATCAACGTGCCAAATGCAAGCCCGTATTGGGAGTGGGTAGCTGCGTCCTGACGGTCGGTCCCGACGAGGGGGACTGATGCAACGATGGCTACGAGGTTCAGTGTTCGGTGACGGCCTGCGCCAGCCGATCCCGCGAGAGGGCAAGGCGAGGCTGGGATGGCTGCTGCGGCAGTTCAGGAGGGCGGGCAGGATCACCGCTGACCAACTGAAGGTCGGCGAGGTGCTGGTCCGTATGCTCGGCGCCGACGGCCGCTTGGACCCGTCCCAGGCGACCATAGCCGACTGGGCCGATTGCTCCCTGGCAACCGCCAAGCGGGCTCTGGTGCGGCTCCGTGGGCTGGGCTTCCTCCGCTGGCAGCGGCGGCTGCGGCGCGACACGGGCACCGGCTGGCGCTGCGAGCAGACCTCCAACGCCTATGTGCTGTGTCCCGCCTGCGAAGCTCAGTGCGAGCCACCAATCCGAAGGTTTGATTCAGAGAAGATTGCTCACCAACAAGAAAGGCGGGTTCCGCCAGCGCCACAGGGGCCGACTGACCTGCTGGAACGGCGACAGCGGCAGGTTCTGGCAGACCAGCGGGCCGCGCTTACTCACTAATTCGGCCTCACTCACTAATTCTCAGGAATTGAATTACTGAGTGTGGAGTCTACGCGCGCTCAAACGCCACTCATGGAGCGCAGCCACCAGTCGAACGCAGTGAACGTGATCCGGCCGCTGCGCCACATGCGACAGATCCGACGGTTCGCGTAGTACTCCGCGCGACTTGTCCAACGCTTGCGCTTCATCACGACAGGCCCAGGCCGCGAGGCGGCGGCGATCGGCGTCTCAGTGCGATCCGCCGCCACTCGCGGAACTGGCCAGCGATGAACACCGCGTCGCCGTCGGCCATGCGGCCGAAGTAGATGCGCCGGCCCTGGTCGGTGTCGATGTAGGCGGCGCCAGGCGGCAGCGACGAGCGACGGAACCCCGCGATGAAACATCGCGCATCGGCTGGCTGATCGGGGTAGGGCACCGTCTCAGGGTCGGCCCGCCGATAGATCCCCGATTCGGTCCGCTGCGCACACCATCCGCAATACTCTATGACGGGCTTGGCCATCCGCACCGGCAGCGCTCCAGGCTCCTGTGCCTCCCAGCACACGTCGCATACGGCGTGGGTCCAACGCGGCATCAGGTCACCTCCTCTGCATAATTCAGGATGCGTTGCGCATAACTGAGCAACACCGTTCGCTTCTGTGCGGGGAACGGCACGCTGGACGCGAGCAGCGCCATCATCGCCGCTGCTACTGCCTCGATCACGAGGGGCAGCGGCTCGCCATCGAGGACCGGGGAGAGCTTCTGGATGATGAGCGCGGTCAGTGCTTCGCCTTGTCGCTGGTCTTCCATCCGATACCAATCCGTTCTTGGTGGCTTAGGGCGAGGCCGACGGGGCTTCTCTGGAGCGGTGGGGCGTCGGCTGCAGAGCTGCTCATAATCGGCCCAGGTCTGGCGAAAGTACTGCGCGACCGGCGCCTCCCGGTTCTTCTCGGCCTTGTGTAGAATTTGGTAGGCACGGGTGCGGGACATGCCGAACCGCCTGGCCAAGTCTGGGACCGGCACTCCAGCCCTGACCCCGCGCAGCATTTGGCGGCCGCGCTCGTAGGCTGCCTCGCGCTTGGCGACGGCCTCGGGGAACATTCGGAGCAATAGCTCCTCGTTCGTCACCCCGACATGCCCCACCATTTGCGGCAGCATTTCAGGCAGAAGCGAGCGCACCAGCCGTCGTTGTTCCACAGGATCAGCGGCACATCGTCATCGGGGATCACCGCCTCGCAGTAGGAACAGGTCTCCGACACGACCTCGTCTGGCCCGCCCCACGACACCGCCAGCCAATTGAACCCCGGTCGCGGATGCAGGCTATGCCCCGGCATCAGTGCAACGTCGTCGCGCGCCGCTGCTCTCGGCGCTCCTGCTGGCGCGTGTAAAACTCGATCGCGAAGAGATTGTGCTGCACGATGATGTGGCCTGCCTGGTCAGCGTCGGCCGCATGTTCGTGCAGCAGTTGCCCCATCATCAGCGACAGGATCTTCAACACGTCGTCCGGCCCGGCTTGGACCTCGTTGGCGCGAGCCATCCAGCGACCGGCTTCGTCCATGATCTCTGTGCGTTCCATCAGGTGGTCTCCAGCGGTAGATCTTCCTCCAGCGTCTCGGTCTTCGGTGGAGTGAACTCTGCCATCAGGTCGATACGTTCGTTGACATATGCCAGCACGCGGCGACGCTGCGGCACCGGCATAGCTGCGAAAATCGCCATGATCCGGCGAATATCGTACAGCTCATGGTCGCGCGGGCGGCCCATCAGCGCAGCACCCCGGTTACCACAAGGCCGCACACGACGGTCACCCCCAGCACCACAATCGCCAGATCGGAACGCCACTCCCGCAGTGCCCGCCGTATCTTCCGCTGCCTGATTGTCATGCTGTCACGCTCCTCAGTTGGTCGGCTTTTGCCTTCTCCGCGTCGTTGATCGCCTTCGCGAGTTCCGGCCGCTCCTGGAGCCAGCGCTTGGCCAGCGTCTGCAAAGCGGTGCCGCCGGTCGCTGCCTTCAGCTGTTCCTCGTCCTCGGCGGCCGCGATGTCGGCGAGGATCTGATCGGCCCGCTGCTGATCCTTGTCGGGTGGCGTGTCACTTTTTGCCGTCTCATTTGAGGGCGTTCCGCTCCCAAACGGATTGCAGCGTTTCCAACTCTCGTTGAGCGCCGCGTTGATCTCCTTCGCCATCTCGGGCCGCTTTTCCAGGAACCAGCGCAGCGCGTCCTGCACCTCGTCCAGTGCGATGAGTGCCTGGTGATCCACCTGAGCCCTGGTGGCGTTGAACCGCGCGATCAGCTCATCAGCCTTGGCGCGGTTCTTGGCCTCGCCGCGCAGTGGCGGCGGCTTGGACTCTACTGACGATTGCCCTGACGGGATCAGATCGCTGCCAGCATTCGGGTCAGTCGGCACATCGGTGCGCATCTCGTGGCGCTGGGACTTCGGTGCCACCGTCTCGCCGCGCGCCTTGGCGCCGATCGCCGCGCCCACCGATTCGTCCAGCACGCGATCCAGCGGGACCAGGTGGGCGTCCTGCTTGTCGAGCTTGATCGGCACGGGGATCCCACGCGGATCCACGCTGGGGTTCTTGGGGTCGAGCGGATACAGCATCAGGCTCATCGTCATGTCGAACATGAAGTCGCTGCCGCACACCGGTTGCAGGCCAGCGTCGGCCCACTCGGTCTTCCCAGGCTTCTTCGGATCAGGGCGGATGACCAGCTTGGGCTCGGCGCGCAGGCAGCAGATGACGTGCATGTTCAGCTGAATGAACCGCTGGAGCATCGCCTTGTGCGCCCGCTTCGGCTTGATCCAGGCGGTGCCCTTCAGCCGATCGCGGCGCTCGTAGTTGTCGCCGGCGAGCCGGGTCAGTTCATCCTCGAAGCGCTCCAGCATACCGCCGGGGCCGACATGCTCGTGGCTGACGCTGTCGAGGATCAGCACCGCGGCCCCGGCCTTCTGCGCCTGCTCGGCGGCGACCGTGTATTTCTCGCTGATGAATGGCGGCGACATCGAGGCGTGCATGAACTCGAAGTCGCGGGCGTAGCGCAGGCCGCGCCGGTTCTCGGTGTCGCAGAAGAAGATCTTGCCGTCTGGTCCTGCGAGCCCGCGCGCCAGGCGCAGCGCCGACAGCGTCTTGCCAGAGCCGGTCGGCCCGGCCAGGGCGATGAGGTAGGTCTCGGCGCCTGGTGTGGCGGGGGCATAGATCAGTCCGCCGTCGCTCATGATTTCAGCTTCGGGTCGATGATGACCGTGGTGTCGGGACCGATGCCATCGGCCTTGACGATGGTCCCCGCCATGTCGGCCTCGGTCGCGCCGGAGAAGATCATGACGTCGATGTCCAGACCCAACCGGCTGCCGTCGACCTTGAGGAATGAGTCGCCCGGTCCCGATCGAAGATGGTCAAGGTTGGCGTAGGACAAGCCGAGCACCAAAAGCGCGCGACCATTGGTTCCCATCACGGCTGCTTTCAGCATCCTCAGCCTCCCCAGTTGTGCTGTGCGACGATCTTATCGGCCACGGCAGCATCCTTCTGGCGCTGCGCCTGGGTCTGCGGGTCGAGGCCCTTGGCCGATGCGGTGAACGCCGCCCAATCGTCCCGCGCGCCGTAGGCAGGATCGAGGAACACCTCGTCGGTGGGGTAGCTGGGCCAGCGGTCCTTGGCCTGGCACTCGCCCCACAACTCCACCGCGCGCTCGAACTTGGCCAGCGCGATCTCCTCAGCCTCACCGGACCAGCGGAACACCCGGATGCCGTGCGGCGGGGCCTGCTCGATGACGCAGAACCGCATCCCGTCCGGCGAGCGGTTGCGCACCTTCGCCACCCCGCGCACGTACATCACCGCCTGGATGTCGGCGGCAACCTCGTAGGCGCGATACTTCCAGGCTCCGGCCGACGCGACGCCGTTGGTCACCTTCAGATCCCACAGCGGCGCGGTCGGATCGTCGGGGAGCCAGTCTGGTTTAGCCCGGCAGTAAACCTCGCCCTCACGCCAGAGCACGGTCTGCTCGGGCTTGCCACGGGTAAAGGCCCCGGTCATGTTTCGGAACAGGTAGAGCTGATCGAGCAGCGCCCGCACGATCGCGGCCTTCTCGGACAGCAGTGGGATCTTCCCGGCAGCCCTCGCGCCGGCACGTCGGGCCCTGGCAGCATCCGATCGCCAGGAGGAGAACGGGAACTCCGCGATCAGGTCGTCACCCAGCAAAAATGCCGCGTGCACCGCGCTGCCCACGTCCATCGTGTCGTCATCGCCGTCGTCGTCCGATGCGCCGCCGTAGCGCGGGTGGGCCATCCAGGCATGAGCGGGCGACCGCTCCACCAGGCGCTGGGCGATGCCGCGATTGAGCGATGGCCGGGCGCAGGGATCAGCCAGATATTCGCTGGCCGTCAGTGCATAGATGCCGGGCTTTCGGAGGCGGCGTGGTCGAGCCATGCCGCATCCTGTGCAAGATGCAAAGCCTCGTCAACCTTCGCCGTTGCCGCCACGCGAGAGGGTGCGCAGCAAACCCCGGAAGATTTGCAGCACCGGCTCTGCACTGAGGAGCCGGATGTGGAACTGTGGCGGCGCGTGCGGGCCGACGATCGAATAGTATTCGCCGCCCTCCGATTTGATGATGCCGAGCAGGTTCTCACCGGACGCCGTCGTCACGATGCACTCACGCCCATTGACATCAATTGGAACTATCGGCCCGTGATCCTTCGCAACCACCACCACATCGCCGTGAAAGTAGGCCGGATACAGGTCGTCACCGATGACAACGAAGGCGACAAGCTTGGGTTGCTCTCCGCTCGCCGTGGTGCCGCTTACCAGTCCTGATGGTGTGGGAACGCGGCGGACCTCGCCATGCTCGTCGTTACCGTGGGTCATAACTACCCGACCTCTGGCTCTTATTTCTCCAACTATATCGGCATAATTCTCAGTTGGACAATCATCACCGAACAGAATGAAACCAGCCGGGACGTGGAAAAAACGTGCATAAAGTTCAGCCGCTTGGCGTGTGATTTCGCGCAAACCTTTCTCGTGGTGCGTCATTGTCGTGGGATTGATGCCTATCATACGCGCAGTCGGAGCGAGCTTCATAAAGCCGCGAGATTGCCGCAGTCGTTCTAAACGCTCGCCTCGCGACTTCGGTTCCCCCTGGAAACGTGGGATCACATCAACATCTTTCGGTGGCCGCTTTTCTTTCGGCGCATCGAGCAGATGTTCGACCGGGATGCCGTAGTATTTGGCATACCGAAGCGCGGCCTCCTCGCTGACATTGCGGCGGTCATGTTCGTGCTTCGAGATCACTGTCGGCGCTATTCCGAGCGCCTTGGAGACGACCTGTTGGTCCAGCCCGAGCCCCAGGCGGACCGTACGCAGGCGTCGGCCCAGAGTGTCGTAGTCCTCAGCCATCACTTGACCTACCCCCCTTCCCGGCGCAATCGTGCGCCATGCAAAGCTTTGCCAACCTGCTGTCGCTCTGGCCTTCGCTCGCGCGAATCAGCGACGAGTTGGCGGTCCCGTACGACACGGTGATGGCCTGGAAGCGGCGGAACTCCGTGCCTTACGAGTACTGGTCCGCGCTCATGGCGTCGGCAAAACGCAACAAGATCCGTGGCATCAGCATGGAACTCCTCGCCGCCGCCGCTGAGGGCGTCCACGCCAAACGCCACCGGGAGCGCGCCAAAAAGCGCCGCCGGAAGCGCGTGAAACCTGAGAAGCCCGTCGAACATCGAATTACTCCAAGTGATGCCGTCAGAGTCTGAAGAACCTACTGCGGCGCCATCAAGCAGCGAATCGAGGCACTTACGTCTGTGCATTGTGCACAGATTACAAGAACTAGAAGGGGGCTACAATGGCAGCACGGTTAAAAAATTCTAACGGGTCCGAGAGCCAGATCGGGATCGTGCCGCCAGAAGTTGTGCTCGAAGCGCGGCGGGAGATCACCGCGAGCAAAGCCGCTCTGGAGAAGTCCCAGGGCGATCACCGGAACGTCTGCAAGCGCTGGAAAGGACATGGCATCAACGTCAAAGCCCTGATCGAAGTCATCCAGCTGCGCCGCCAGGAGCCGGAAACCGCGGTTGCTCATTTTCGCGATGTGTTCCGCTACGGCCGGATCGAGAAGGCCGAGTTCGCGATGCAGCTCAACCTGTTCAACGAGGTCAAGGACGTCGAGCCGACCACCAAGGCGCGCGAGCAGCACGCCGAATTCGAGGCAGAGGAGGCTGGGTTCGTGGCCGGTCGTCGGGGTTTCGGGAACGAGACCGCAGTCGGCAAGCCAGGCGACAAGGCTTACGCGCTCTGGATGAAGGGCTGGAAGCGCGGCCAGAAGGAGATCGCCAAGGGCCTCGACAAGAACGCCAAGGTCGCCACCGGCAAGCCCCGCAAGGCCAAGGCGCCGCCGGCGACCGGCTCGACCACGGCGAACCCTGGTCGCAAGCGCGGCCGCCCGCCCTCAGTGCCGCCAGCCGCAACCGCCACCAGCGAGAACGAACCACCGCTACCCCTGCACTAGCCGTGTGTGGTGGCAGCGCGAGGAGGAGTCCTATCACTCGATCTTAGCTCGAACTGCGGGTGGGCCTACGGGACGACGGACCTAAAGCTTCCGGCGGCGTGGGGCGTGTGGCTCCTGCCGCAGAAGTACCTGGGCGACCGGCTGAACGCCTTCCGCACCATCTTCGTCGAGGCACTGGTGAAGTACCAGCCGAGCCTCGTGTTCAAAGAGGCGCCGCTCGCCCACTTCACCGACGATCCCCTTCGCGTCATCCGCCAGCAGTATGGCCTCGATGCCTACGTCGAGGGCGAGTGCGCCGAGCTTGGCATCCGCTGCGCCGAGAACGAACCGCAGACCATCCGCCAAGAGGTGCTGGGCTGTGGCCAGTTCCCAAAGGGCACGGTCAAGGGCGTCGTTGTCCGCTGGGCGCAGCAGCGCGGCATCGACACCAAGAACGACAACATCGCTGACGCCTGCTGCGGCTGGGAATTTGCGGTCCGGCACGTCGTGCGTCGGGAGCTTGTGTGATGGAGACGGTTGGGCCGGGGCCTGGAGCGAGACCCACCGATCCTGAAACCTCTCACAAGGCAGCGGCGAGAAGTCCGTCCACGCGAAGCATCGACCGCGTCCGCGTCCTCCTCGTCCACTACGGTCATCCGAGCGGGCTTACCGATTTCGAGCTTGGCATGTTGGTGGGGCGTCAGCAGACCAGCGCGGGCAAGCGACGCGGTGAGTTGCGCGACATGGGCTACATCGCCGACAGCCTGGTGAGGCGTCCCGCTCCCTCCGGGTCGAGCGCGATCGTGTGGCGGATCACCCCATTGGGGATCTTGCGAGCGACCGAGTTGAAGCACCCAGGGCCGCGTCCGCAGCTCTCGCTCTTCGATGCGGAGTTGCGGCCATGAAACTCTGGATCGTCATCGGCTTCTTCGTCCTGCTGATCGCGGCCGTCTCATGACGCCCGCGCAGCAAGCCGACCTGGATGCCTACCAGGGAGGACTGGCTGCGCGCTTCGCCGCCCGGCGCTGCCGCTGTGGTGCGCCGGCGACGGTCGTCATCATCGGCAGCGTTGCCGTCCGCGAGGCCGGTGTCCTGCTGAAGCGTGCCGTACCGGACCGGAATTTATGCACGGCCCATGCAGGGCTGATGAGCAATGAGAGGGCGGCATGACGTTCATTCATAAGCCGATCGCCACACAGCAGTGCACTCGATGCTTCGGAACATGGGGGATCGGCCAGTTTCACAAGAGGGGGACCGTCAGCAGGGGCGAGAATGTATACATTCTCCGGGAAAAGGTTTGTATCGGCTGCAAGCAAAATGATCGGGATGCTGACAAGAGCAACGATCCGTTCGTGTCCAAGGCAAAGTCGACGATTGCCTTCCATGCAAAGCGCCTTGGATTATCCGTCGAGGTGTTCCGACGCTACTACGGTTGGGATCTCGCCAGAGTGGCATATAAGATGCGGCACGATTACACGAATACGTGCGACTATTGTCGTCGCTTGTACAGCGCGATGGGAAACGGTTTTGCTGACATCACCCTGGACATTATCGACCGTTCCCGACCGCCTTATTTTGATTCAAATGTAAAACCATGCTGCCGCACTTGCAACACTGAGAAATCGACGATGACGCCCGACGAATGGGCGGAGCGTCTCATCTTCTGGCGCGAGTATGAAGTGTGGCAACGGAACCCTGAGTTCGGGCACTTGCCCGGCCAGCAACGGTTGTTCTGATCGATGGCCGCGACCGACCACTGGATGCGATTCAATGTTGGCGATTACCTCGCCGACACGATGCACCTGACCGCGTTCCAGCATGGGATCTACCTGTTGTTAATCATGCACTATTTCAAACGCGGCGATCTGCCCGACGACGAGGCGTCGCTGGCCAGGATCGCCAAGATCAGTGTGCCCCAATGGCGTCGCCAAGCAGGCCCCGCGATAACCCTTTTCAGTCGAGAAGGTGGGGCCTGGAGACATCGCAGAGTAGACGCAGAACGGCAACGCGCCAGAGATGTGAGTGAAGTCAAGCAAGCCGCTGGAAAGAAAGGCGCTCAACGTCGTTGGAAAATGGCACATGCCATTTCAGAGGATGGCACATGCCATCCCAAAAATGAGTCGGACTCACGCGCGCGGACCCGCGTGCACGCGAAAGAACCAGAACCAGATAACAGCAGCCCCCCCTTTTATCCCCCCGGAGGGGGGACGCGGACGGGGGGTCATAAAATTGGGGTGAAGGGAAGCGAACCGAGGAACGGATTCACCGCCAGCATCCTAGCCGACATGGAGAACGCCGATGCCGACTACCAAGCCGACGCACCTCCCAGTGGTGCGACAGTGGTGCCAATCTCTCGGCGTGTTATCGGCGGTTAGCATCTCTCGCCAGGAGTCAGAGATGAAGCTCGCCGCGTACGTGCCGCTGTTGTTCGATCGGTTCCCCGACGGCGCGTTCACGCAGGCGAGCCTGGAGCACTGCGCGCGGAACGCGGTCAAAGGATTTCCCACCTACGGCGAACTGGCGGCGTGGTTGTCGGAGTGGTGGCAGGGACATCGCCCGCCGTTGCCCGCGATCACCCAGGCGACGCCGTCGGAACAACTGAGCAGGCGGGACGACGAACTCAGCCGCGAGTGGGACGACCCGGCTGGCATCCAACGGCGGATCCTCGAGGCCGGGGACGACGCGCAGTTGGTGAGCTATCTTGCCGCCGCTGTCCGCAAGTTCGCGCCGCAGCACGTCGACCTGCTGCCCCAGGCCGTGGTAGCCAAATCCCTGGCAGCAGAGGCAGCAGCCATCGAGGACGCGCCACAGCCGCCGTCGCGACCGAAGGCCCACCACCTGTTCGGCGAGCAGCTCCTCGCTGTCTACGAGGCTCAGGGACTGGGTGGCTGCCATCGCGCGCAAATGCTGCGCGATCAGATCCGCCGGAAACCGCCGAGAACCGTCGAGAACCTCGAACATGCCGACTGAGCGCATCATCACGCTTCGCGCTCGCCGGTTGGACCAGGGTGGCTTGGCTGTCGGGATGCTGCTGGGCTCGCCCAAGGGCAAGGTGGTCTATCGGATCATCGAGATCACCAAGCTGCGCCGGAGCGGCGAGGTGAAGCCGCACCGGCTGCGCCTGGTCTGCCGCCGCCTGGGGCCGCGCTGGGTCCAGGGAGCCGCCACGGTGCATCCCTGGCCGGTCGACCGCCAGGCGCCGCGGAAGCCGCCTGCGGCCCCGCCAGCGCCCCTCCCGCGGCCGCCCGACATGGCGCTCCTGATAGCCGCGAGTAGGCGTGCTGAGGCTCGGGCGCGGCCCCGGCGACCCCGCGAGCCCCACTACGGGGTCGACGTCGGGCCCACCATTCGCCTCCAGGACGTGATCGACGCCACCGGGAAGGTGATCCGCGAGGCCGACGTCTCGGTCGCCACGGTGCGCGACCCGACCCAGCCGCAGCGCATCGTGCGGCGGGCCGTGCGGGCCGACCCGCTGCTCGCGCTGCAGCGTGCCGGGTCGATCACCAGTCGGGAGTACGAGGCCGCAGAGACGCTGCGGGACTGCCTGGAGACCATGACGCCAGCCCTGGGCAACGGCGGCGGCATCTCGGTGCACACGGCGCCGTTCCTCCGCAAGCCGATCAGTTCGAGCAACCTCGACGCCTGCCTCATCGCGCGCGAGGCCGCGGCCGCGATCGGCGAGCTGCACTGGGAGGCTGTGATCTGGATCTGCTTGGGCGGCACCGTCGTGGGCTACTCGACCTTCCGGCAGATGCGGAAGGAGATCGCCGGCGCGCTGGTGCGCGTCGGGATGGTGAAGCTGGCCGATCACTTCGAGGGAGAAAACGTATGCGCGCGATAATCGCCCTGTGTCATCGGGAGATGGAAGGCCGTTTCGAGCGAGTGCTGCCGCCAGAGCATCGCATCCGTGCGCGCCGGGCTGACCACCCGGACGGCCAGGTGGAGCTGATCGTCGAAGGCCCCATGCTGCCGGTGGTCGACGGCGAGTTCGACCACGGCTTCCCTTACTTCACCGCGTTCGACGAGACCGAAACCGTGCGCCTTGAGGCGTGCTGGCATGTCCTCGATGCGAAGGCCGGGGTGTGTTCGGTCTCCGAATCGTGGGTCGTCGGCGAATGGCCGAGCTACGCCGCGATGATGGACTTCCTGCGGTAATGGCCCGCGCTGCTACGCTGTCGCCTGCCACCCGCGAGGCTCCTATCGTGGAGCTGGTGCCGATCGGCGACTTGCGGCCGAACCCGAAGAACCCGAACAAGCACAGCGAAGACCAGATCAACCGCCTGATGGCGGCGCTGCGGCTGGACCGGCAGACGCGGCCGCTGCTAGCGCGCAAGGCCAACCGGATGCTGATAGCCGGACATGGGGTGCATACCGCCGCGCGCCGTCTCGGCTGGACGGAAATCGCGGTGCTGTTCCTCGATGTCGACCAGCACGCCGCGGACCGGATCATGCTGGCCGACGACCGCCTGGCCGCGCTGTCCGAACTGGATGACCGGCGCGTCGCCGACCTGATGAAAGACATCAGCGAGGGCGACTGGCTTGCGACCGGCTATTCCGTCGAGGAGGCCAGCAAGCTGTTCGATCAGACCGGCGTGGACGACATCGAAGTCTACGAGATCGAGACCTCCAACGTGACCGACCATTTCTGGCTGGCGGTGCGCGGGCCGCTCGCGGAACAGGCTGTCGTGCTGCAGCGCATGAAGGAACTGCTCGTCGAGTATCCGGCGATCACGGTGGAGATCGGCACGGTGGAGGACACCTGAGATGAACGATGAAAAATGCGACCAGGCGCAGATAGTCAGCGCCGCGCCGCAGGTCAGCGTGAGCTATCACGTTCACCGAGAAGCGGTGTGTCTGGCCGAGCAGGCGGCGGATGAGATCAACCGGCAACTACAGGCGGCTGAGGAGGAGCGAGACCGCCTCGTGCGTAGGACCGGCGTGCAGCAGGCCCTCATCGATAAGCTGCTTGCCGAGCGCGACTTGCGGACCGCGCATGTGCGGGCGCTGCTGGGAGCGAGAGACCGATGACAACGCTGAGTCACGCCCCGATTGCCAGTTTCGTCGAACACCTGCAGCGGCGCTACGGCATGACGACCCTGGTCGAGACGGGAACTTTCGAGGGGGAGAGTACGCTCTGGGCGGCACAGCGTTTCAGGCGTGTCGTGACGATCGACAGCAGCCTGGAGTTCCAAGATGCTGCGCTTGCTGCCTGCGCCGAGCATAGCAACGTCGAATTCTTCACAGGCGACACGCGGGCAGTGCTGCCAGGGGTCGTGGCATCGCTCGACGGACCCGCGCTGTTCTGGCTCGACGCGCACGCAGCGCCAGGATTGTTCGGCGAGAAGGACGACTGGCCAGTGCTTGAGGAACTCGCCGCCATCAATGCGTCGCCGTATGCACATTTCGTTCTGATCGATGACGCGCATTGCTTCATGCCGGACACGCCACATCCGGCCTGTCCGACGTTCGATCAGGTAAAGGCGAAGGCAAAGGAGGGAGCCTACGTCTGCAAGATCCATCACGACGTGATCGCCCTGGTGCCTACCAGCGTCGAGAGCGAACTGTTCTACTTCGAGACTGCCTGATGGACATCTCGCAAGACCTGCTGCGCTACGGCAAGCGCGACAACTCGAAGGCGGCTGCGCCAGCGAAGGCCAAGATCCGTGGCAGCGTGCTGGACGAGATCGGCGCGGAGGCCGCGTCGGTGTTCGATGCGTTCGCTGGTGAAGGCGAGATGTTCAAAGCGGTGTGGTCCCGCGCTGGCAAATATGTCGGTTGCGACAACACCGCCTGGTATCCAGACGACCAACGTATGGCCTTCGCGAAGGCTGATAACCGGCGCGTGCTGCGTGCGATCGATCTGCGGGATTACAACATCTTCGACCTCGATGCTCACGGGTCTCCGTGGGAGCAGCTCTACCTAATAGCCGCGAGGAGGCCTGTCGAGCCAAAGGAGATCATCGGCGTGGTGCTGACCGAAGGGCTCGGGTTGAAGATGAACATGGGCGGGCTCGGCAAGGCGATGGCGAAGCTGGCGCGCGTGAAGACGCATCTCCCTGGTATGGGAGCGGCGCGCAGCGATCTGATCGAGAGGGCGTTGGGGGAAGTGTGCCGGATGATGCGCGTGACCATCGTCAAGCGATGGCAGGCGACGGGCAACAAGGGATCGCGGGTCACATACATCGGCCTGGTGCTGCGAGGGGACGAGAACCAATGAGCGGCAGAGCACCGACACCCCGGATCGACATAGCGGCGGACCAGACGGCGAAAGTCGAGGGCGACACTGGCGACACCCTGTTCACCTTCACGGTGACGCGGTCAGGGGATCAGTCGGGTGTGTCGAGTGCTGCGTGGGCAGTCCTCGCCGGCGACACCCAGCCGGAGGACTTTGTTGGCGGCGTGCTGCCGTCTGGCGTCATCACCTTCGATGTCGGGGAGGCCACGGCGCAGATCATCGTTGCTGTCTCTGGCGACACGGTCTTCGAGCAGGACGAGTCGTTCTCGGTGCAGTTGTCGAGCCCGGTGAACTGCTCGATTGGTGTGGCGAGTGCCTCGTCGATCATCGTCAATGAGCCAGCCCACTACGTGCCCGCGGCCGCGCAGCACATGGTCGTTTCCATCGAGCCGCGCGATGCGACCGCTGGCCCGTCGCATGACAATTGCTGGATCAAGCAGATGTATGTCACGGCGTGGCGCATCGCTGGCAGCCCGGAGACATCGACGGCGCTGCTGCTGGAGACGCCAGCGGGCAATGCGTGGTGGGGTCACATGGGACCGGACGGCTCGATACTGGAGCCAAACGGGCAGTGGTTCGCGTCGATCCAGGCGTTCCAGGAAGCCTATCTCGCGGCGTGGCAGGCGCGTGCCGACGGCGAGGCTTAAACCTCAGCTCTCGCTGTTCGCGGAGCCGGAGCCGGTCGCAGTCGCGTGGTCGCCTAACCCCACACCGCCTGCTCCCGTCGTCCTGGCAGCGACGAACCGCTATCGGTTGGTGCGCAACAACGAGATGCAGGTGTATGTGGCGGGCAAGACCGACCCTTTCGCGCCGTGGTTCGACGTTGAGGGCGTCGATGAAACTTGGATGCCGGTGTGCGTGATCGCCAGCGGCGTTGATGCGCCAACAGCGCGCAAGATCATCGCGCGTGTTGGCGGCATCGAGGTCAACTACCTTCCCTGATCTCCCCTGATCTCCACAGTCACCATCCAGGCACGCTCGCCTTCGTGGCCCAGCAGCTGGTGGCCGTAGATAGACGGATCATCCTCATCGATGCGGTGCGGGCGTGGCTTGCCGATCACGGTGAACAAGCGTCCGTTGCTCACCCACTCCCTAACGCCGCTGTTCATGACGAGCAGCTTGGTGGTTCGTGTGACTGGCAGCGCCCGCAGGCGTGCACGTTCTGCATCGTCACTCATGGCGCTCACTCCCCTTCCAGGGCTTCATGTGCGGCAGGCGCGACGCCCGTCGGAGGAAGCAGCGCGTGAACTCAGCGACCTTGGCTGGTCCCTCTGTGTAGACCGCAAAGACGCACTGCGACCCTTCGTCCTGCTTGGTCCATCGCCGATCAAGCTGGCCGGGATCGAGATGCAGGCTGAACGGCGCGTCACTTCCGTCCTCGAACATGATCTCGACCACGTCGTCTTTGCCCTCCATCTTCCCCCTGGTCAGCACGACCTCGCGGACGTTGTTGGTCATCTCCGGTATCAGGTGGACATGCGGCTGGGGCACAAGCAGACGCAGGCATCCGGCGTTGGTCGATAGGAAGAACAAGCCTTTTGCGGCGTATGGGTGCTGCCAGTAGTCCGTGTTGGTGATCGTCTGACCATCGTTGCCGATGGTGATGAGATCCTCGCTCATTTGTAGTTCTCCAATGCGCAGCGTTGTGACCGGGAACGTCCCGGCCACAACGGCAGGCGGTTTAGAAAGCGAGAGCCAGCGGGATCGCGTGCAGATGATCCGGCATCGGGATTGGCTCAACAGGGCCTTTCGCGATGGCCTTGCGTAGCCATTCGTTACTGTCCCGATAGGACGTTACGTCTGCTCGGGTAGCAGGGTCCAGCGGGACGAAGCTGAAGGTCGGTTCCTTCTTGTTTCGTCTCCAGCTGATCCTTTGCGAAGACACCAGCAGATCAGAACGGCAGACATCGGCCGGCGTCCTCTGCATACGCTCAATGACCGTCGTGCATCGCATCACACCATCGGAGCTTGGGAACGGCATCCGTGGGTCGGCTGCTGCGAAGCTGGCGTACGGGTAGGGAAAGCCGCCCCACTCGCACCGGAAGGGCGTCTTGCCCATCCAGATCAGGAACGTGCCCGCCCGCGACCAGGTTGGAACGATCCCCGGCTCGATGGAGATCGCCTTGAGCACGATGTCCTGCGCGTCCTCCTCGGCGGTCAGGAACTTGTCCAGCACGATGTCCAGCGCCCGCATCTCATCGCGGAGATCGCCCATCGGGGTGTTCCTGCCGTAGTGGCCGAAGGCCAGGTTCATCGTCTCACCACGAGTCTCAAGCATCTGGCGATCAAACCGATCGCAGAGCTTGACGATCGCAGCCAGCACCGCTTCCCGCGACTCAGGCTCGACCGGCTGCGGCGGTGTGGCCGCAGCCTTCTTCTTCGTCTTCGTAGCCATGTTGCATTTCTCCAAATGCGCAGTTGCCGGGTATCGCCGGCCCGACGTGCTGTGAGGCACGGATCAGGAGGCGATTGCTCGCCTCCTGTTCGGTGCTTCACTTCATCAGCGTGGTGCCAGCCCAGATAGCTCCGATGATCTTTCGTGCCGCACTCAGTGAGAGACCTCTCTTCGGGTCCACGACATTGAGGACGGCTGTCGCCAGAGCTTCAGCTTGGTCCAGGTTGCCTCCTCGCGGTTCTAGTTCGATCCAAGCCAGTGAGGCGATGGACAGAGGCGATTGATCCACGGATTTGTTCACCAGATCGTTTGCGAACCGTCTCACTTCGTCCGAGTTCATTGGGCGGGGTAGCGCCGCCAGCATCATGCCGATGTCTACCAATAGTTCGTCGCTCATTGATTTCTCCAATCACGCAGCCATTGCTTGTTTCAGGTCGTAGTAGGCTTGCGGCAGATGCCGCCACGTCATCCGATCCGCCGTGGCGCCGCCTTTCTCTTGCGGCAGCAGCTCCCATCCGTTGTCGCGGAGCCAGCGGAACTGATCGGCAGGTTTGAGGTAGCGGCTTGGGACTTTGTCGATGTTCGGGTGGCTTCGCACAGTGCCGCTCTGCTTGTGCCAGATCGGCGCAGTCTGCGTGTCCAGCACACTCATCAGCCACGGTCGTTCCATCGTCCGTGCCTTTGGCCCGCTTTCGCCCCCGGTGATGATCCAGTCCATGTCAGCGAAGTCGATCTGATCTGTAGGCCCGACGATGGGCTCTACGCTGACAAAGAACGTCCCGCCACCACAGCGCTGCTTAATCGTCCGCATGATGTCTAGCCGCTTGGCCACCCGGTTATCCTCAGCCGATACGCCGATCCAGATGTGTGACGGTATGCCCTTGCCGCCGTAACGACCAGTCAGCAGCCTGCGGGCTCTGATCGGCCGCTTCGTGAGGATCTGGAACACAACGTGCCGGTTGGCCTCCATCACATCGAGGATCTGATAGATGACCTCGTTGGAGATTGCATCGTGCCAGAAGTCGCTCATGCTGTTGACGAAGACCATGTGCGGGTTGAAGCCGCCCTGACCATCAGGCAACGGCTTGAACCGTCTGACGTGAGGTAGTCTTTCGAGGTGGAGCTTCACTTGATCGAAGGTGTGACCGAAGTCCCAGCGACCCACGATCTCCTCAGCGTAGCAGTGGTCACAACCGGCGGACACTTTGTCGCATCCTGTTGCGAGGCCCCACGTTGAGTTCGTCCAACTTATGCCAGTCCCGATGACTGTCATTTGTCCCCCTGTTAGGAATGTGCGAAACGCACTATAACGCCACCGCGAACCGCGGGTGCGCAGCCAGCGTGCCGACCTGGTGCAAGACCAGTCGGCGGGGGATGCGGCCAACCTCCACTGGCCGCATCCCTGTTCCCCGCTTAGTGCACGGTCGCGCCAGCAGCCTGCTTGCGCTTGCGTGTCGCAGCCGCCTTCTCAGCCCGCGTCAGGACTGGCTCGGCTTCTGCCTCAGCTTCCGGCTCCGGCTTGGCGTCGGTGCCGATCGCGGGTGAAGCCAGATCAGGCGTCACCGCCAGGATAGCCGCTACGCGCTCCTGGAAGCCTCGGGCCTTGGCCAAGCAAGCTGCCTTGGCGACCTCGCCGTCAGCCTTCGTTGCCGCATCCAGCCAGCGGGTTGCGTGAGCCCGCAGCGCAGCCAGTGTCAGCTTGACCGCCGGGGCGAGCAGCTTGGCGGTCTGCAACGGCAGCACCGTCTGTGTCAGCTGCACCGCAGCGATCACAAGCAGAGCACCAGGCCATCCGACGAAGTCGAATACGCGAGGCGCACTCGGCTCCCCGTTGTCGAACACCCGGATCGTCATGCCGTTCTTTTCCCGGCTGTCTTTCGGCATACCCGCTTCGAGGATCTTGGCCACCTCGCCAACGTGCTTCAGGTGACGCGAGTTGAAGCCGACCGGCTCCCATTCGCGCTTCTCCACCATGTCGCCCTCTTCCGTCATGTCGGAGAACGACTGGATGTTGAAGACGTTCTCGTAGGGAGGGAACGCCGTCACCTCGCCGCACTGCACTCGAAACAGCATGGTGTCGTTGGTGTCGCTCAGGAAGGCGAAGGCTTCCCCTTTGGCGTGCTTGATCTGGACCTCACTCCCGGCGACCTTTGCGATCATGTTCACGCGGGCCTTCAGGTCTTCACGAGGCAGCACCAAACCAGTCTTGAGCCAGGTCGGAGGCTTCGACCCCACCGGGAAGGAACCGACGAACAGCCGCGTTCCGTCGCTGCCGACGATCCGCCCTGCGCCACCGTCCTTCTGGTGAAGCATAACGCCTTGTAGTCCGACCCGCTCTTTGTCGGCCTTCGCGGCGATGCTCTCGGCCGCCATCAGCAACGGCACCGGCAGCAGCATGGTCTCCCACACTGGCGCCTTCGGCTCCGGCTTCACCTTTTCCACGCCGTTCGCCGCCTTCTTCGGTGGCTTGGCAGCGTTCAAAGCACGCGAGGGTTTGCGTGCCGCCTTCTTCTTCGTAGCAGCCATGATTGGCTCCTGGTGTTACGCCAGCAGGATCACTGACGTTCTGCACGTTGTGCATAGAGATGCAGTGTGCATCACACTGCATCCCCATCCTCAACGTCAGCTGAAGTAATTGCCCCGGAACTTGTCGAGCAGCTTGACGGCTACATCGCGTGTCAGTTCCGGGAACTTGTCGCTCGTTGTGTTCCACACGAGTTGCGTCAGCACCCTGCATTCCAACTCGGTGAGCGGAACGTCGCAGGTCAGTTCGCCCTCGGTGTCATCGAGAGCAACGTGATGCCGATCCGCATCGTGGTCTACTTCATCGGCAGTGCCAGCCGGTGCCTCCCGCAAGTGATACGCGATGCCGTCATCATCGATTATCATCCGCTTGCCGCACTCCCGGCAGAACTTGGTGACGTTCCACTCCTCGACCATCACTCGTCCTCCTCGATGGGCTCATCGTGCCAGTAGGAGGCATCCTCGAAGATGTCCGCGCGGAATTGTCTGCGCTTCCGCTGCTCGCACTTGTCGCAGACGAAGGTGCAGAAGATGCCGCGTGCATCCTTCAGGTCTCGCTTGTCGAGGCCCGATCCGCAGTTGCATTGCCAACGCTCGTTCATTTGTCCTCTCCCGTAGTCAGCCACACGACCGGGAAGCCAGCGTCCTCGGCTGCTTCCTGTATGCTGTCGATCCAGTTCAGCAGCCCTTCGAGTTCCTCGAAGCGATTGCACGCGGAGATCAGGTGCAGCTTCTGCTTCGACAGCAGCTTCCAGTCGGTGTTGTGGAAGACGTCCGAGACCGTCATGACGCCCTCCTTCCTCGTGGCAGGCTTGCGTAGACGCGGCACCGTGCCCGCCATTCGCTTGCCCATTTTGCCCCCTGTTCGCCAGCGCCCAGGTTGTGGACCGGCGACAGCATGTCGAGGATCTTGACGGGGCACTGAGCCTCTACCGGCCCCATCGTCTCGTCCATGTCCTTGTATCCGAAGCCGGCCTTCGCGGTGCCTTGCGTCAGATAGACCAGGGCAGTGGTGCAATCGATCGAGTGCCCGGTGTCCGATGGCCTGATGACATGCACTGCGGCATACCAGACGCTGCCAACGAAAGCCGAAGCTATCACCTCGTTCTTGCAGCCCCTGGCACGAGCCTGGGACGACAGATCCTCGATTTCCCTGCGGAGATACTCATCTCGCGTGTAGCCGTAGGGTATCGGGCCGTTCAACACTAACCATCCCATCGTCAGTACTCCGACGTGAGCATGAGAACCCACGACTTCGGCCCGAACTCCGCGGCCTTGCTGCAAAACAGCTTGACCTCGTCGAGTGGGAAGTCGGTGAACTCGATGTCTTGCGAGACCAGTTCCGTCTCGTTGCCGTCCGTGGCGAACACGCGGGCTGCGGTGCCCGTCTTCACCAGCGTCCAGCACTGGAACTCCTCGCCCCGCAGCGTCTTGTTCGTCATCAGGTGCGAGCCCACGATGTCCGTCAGCCAGTGTGCCCCGGCCTCGTTGGCCAGGAACACAACGCCGTCGGTCATCAGCAGATCGCGCATCAGACCGTGCCTCGTGTAGTTTTCGGTGCCGGTGAACTGTGCCAGTCCGGCCTCCAACGATTGCGAGTTCATGTCTCGTCTCCCAGTGCTTCGCGACCGGCCATCGTGATGCCGCCGATCAGCGTCAGCAGCCCCTTCTCGACCAGGGCAGTTCGGGCGATTGCCCACTCCGCGCGAGTGATGAACCGCTCGCCCGGTATGTGGTCAGTGATCCACCGGCGACCTTCAACAGCCTCGGCGCGCACCATCTGGTAGCGGTCACTGCCAGCGTAGCTGGGCTTGAACCGCTTGGTTGCGATCAGCACGATCCGCTCATGAGGCGACAACCTCATAGAGCGATGTGGCCGCGCTTTCGCGAGCCACCCTTCAATCACAGTAGACATTCGATTGTCCTAGGCTACGTCAGCATGATTGCTGACGTTCTGCGCCGTGACGCATAGAGATGCAGCGACCGTGGCCGCTGCATCCCCATGCTAGGCGTTTCGAGTAGAGGGCACGATTGAGATCACACCAGGCCGGAATTCAACGTCGACCGCCGCACAGGTTGGGAATGCAGCGTGCACGTCCCGGCCTGATATATCGACAATCGGCTTTCCGTCCGGCCTGCCTGATACCCTTCGTGCCGTGTGGCCTTCGACCTCGCTGAGTGTCAGCGTCATGCGACCCAGCGAGACCGGCGACCAGTAGTGGACACCCGGCGTGAAACCCGCACGAGTGAGACGGGGACCATCGATCCAGATCCGCCGCCTCTGACGATTGACGCCAACCTTGTAAGTCTGGCGCTCAATCATGTGTGGCACCGCCAAGTGTGCGTTGGCCGCGACCGACCGCTGATGTCATCGAGGCTGACGCACAGCGAAGGAAAGCTGCCATCGCTCGGCACGCCGGGACCGGAGTAGATCCAGCCGCCGTTCAGGACGAGGTTAGCGCGGCTCTTCTCGTTGCTCTTCGTCGTGTCCCATATTGCGAACCCGAATGAGTGTGGTGCCCAATCAGGGACGATCTCAGCGTTGAAACGGCGCTCCTCGTTGCAGGTGATCTCGCCACCCCTCTCGGGGTAGCGGATCATGTCGGACGTCAGCACTTGCAGTAGCCGACACAGGTCAGCGCCGAACTGTTCGAGGCAGCCCATGTCATTGGCGAACTCGATGGCAGCACGTAGCCGCACCGGATCGGTGATGACGATCTTATGTGTCATCGTGCCACCGTCACGTTGACCGCGAACTTGACCGCCTTGTTGGCGACCACTGTTGCAGCCTGGAAACCGCCAGTGGATGCAACGAGCATTGTCGCACCGCTCCTGGAGGGCGTTGCTGCCGCCAACGTCTTTGGCGACAGGTCGACTTCGATCACGAGCTTCGTGCCCTTGACCGCATGGGTGATGTTATACATCGGATCATCCCGTGGTTTACGGCTGGCATGATCGCCTGCCGTTCTGCACTTGCGTTGTGCATAGAGATGCAGCGTGCACCACGCTGCATCCCCATCCTCAACGTCAGATCTGAACCGCGTTTGACAGTATCAGCGTCATCAGGTTGGCCAGGTCACGCCGCTGATCGCCGGTCAGTACCCGCCCTTTGCCGTGCAAGCCGTCTTCGACTTCGCGCAGCTTGCGAAACCAGTGTGGCTCGAAAGCGTAGGCGTTTTCGGCACCAGGCGCCGGAAACTGCAACTGCGAGTTAAAGGCCACCTCGGCACGATGGGCATTGCGTGCAATCTCCACGAGGCCCTCGCCTTTCTCCGCAGTGCCGAGTGCGTCCTGGATGTCTCGGATCATCCTGTAGGCTGCTTCGAGTTGCTGCGGCTCCTCGACCGCCTCAGCGATGACGTTGTGCAGCTCCCCGACATCGAGGTTGCCCATATCGTGAGGCCCGTTCTCGTCGAAGCCGATAACCTTCAGCCTCATGTCGTCTGCGAGTTCAGGCTCAACATCGACCTCACTCCAGTCCGCGTCCCGCGGGTTGAGTTCGATCTGTTGCTCCGCAGCGTCGGCCGCTGCGTCCTTATCTGCGGCCTCGACCTCAACGGTGAAGCAGTCGATGTGCCGCACGGTCACCATGTAACGTTCCATCAATACCCTCCCATCTCATCGCGATCTGCGCACTCGTCGCACTGATAGCCCTGCGCCCGATCTGCTGGCGTCAGCCGATCTGGCTGGCCGCAGGTTGGACACGGCAGGTTGCGCGGATTGCGCTTGCTGGCAGCGCGCAACGCTGACTTGCCGCCTGGATCAGCGAACATGATCCGCCGATCGTAGGTCTCTTCGTCGTCATCCATTGGTCGTCTCCAAATGCGGCCAGCCCCTTTCGAGGCTGGCCTAGTTGCGTCACTCAGCCGCGTCTGCGAGGCGTGACTCGGTCCTGATCCATTTCGAGTTGACCGGATCGTCCGTTTCGACCGAGCGATATTCACGCACCGCTGTCCAACGCGAGTAGAGATCACGCACGTTGGCGTCGGCCTCCTCTTTGGTGGCGAAACGCAAGCCGTTCCGCGACCACTTGCCAGTGTCATCAGCGATGACCTCCGGCGCCCAGGACGTGGCCACGTCAGCCGCGCGTCTTGAGCCAGCGACCGTCCGCTTGCAGCGTGAAGAGCTGCCCGCTGCCGGTCCCGTACTTGCCGCCCCGCTTCGTGAACTCTTGCGGGTGCCAGCACGCCCACATGGTCCCAGAGAAGCTTGGAACCACGCCGTCAACGAACTCTCCGTCGATGGCTCTACGTGTGACCTGACACTGGTCAGGGACATCGCTCATCCAATACACAGGACGTCTTGCGGTCACGTCCTTTGGACGTGCCTTCGTAGTTGTAGACATGGTTGTCTCCGGTAAACGGCGGCGGGATTGCCACCGATCACGACGGCACTATTGCCGCCGACTCTGCGCCTGGCGCAGAGGAAAGCCAGCGTCGAAACGCTGGCTAGCCTCCTCGTCAGAGTTGCTTGTTGGCCTTCACCCACGCCGCCTTCTGCGCCGGGTTTCGACAGAACCAATCGTTAGGCTTTGCAAGGTTCGTGTGATCCTCAACGGATGCGAACTGGCACCCGTCTTCCGACGCGAACTTGCGTTGGATGTTGAACCAGCGAATGGCCCAAGGCAGTGGGCCTTGGCCAACGTCGTAGACTTGATCGTCTTTCACGAAGACGATCCGCACCAACTCGGCGTGCAATGGAAAGCCGTCCAGACGCCGAAGCGTCAGGTTTCGTTCAAGCGTGACCCGCATGGTTGCGTGCCTCCTGATAACCGCGTGTAGGGGGTGGTTCCTGATAGCCGCGTGTGGGGAGTACAAGCGAAAGCCGGCCAGATCGCTCTGGCCGGCGTTCGTTCGTTCGTTCGTGCGTGACTAGGCCACTTCCTTAAGTGAAGCCTTGGCCAGCATGGTGTCAGTCAGTTGAGTCAGTGCCCTATAGGACTGACCTCTGGCCACTTCCCGACTCCCAGTACCATCCGGCTGCACTAGCCGGATTCGACTGACCAGATAGTGGGCACAGATTGCCGATACTGTCCTAGCTAGGCTGTCATCCTCAGATGACTCCCTGTCCGCCTCAATAGCCGCTTGCAGATAGGGAATTGAGTGTGCAGCCGCTAGCAATTCGGCCGCAGTGGCATCCTGCAAGGTGACTGTGACCGACTCATGTCCTGCCCACCCCTCCGAGCCGATAGCAGACCGCAGAGTCCAAGCTAGGTTTGGACTCCAGCCTTCCGGCAATTCCGCCGCAGGGGTGGCACACTCAAGAGTCACTGCCAGCCCCGATTCCGACTCTGTGACCACAAGAGTCAGATCCAAGGCTGTAGGGGTGGCCGGGGTGGGAATAGCCGCTTGTGGGGTGGCAGGGGTGGCAGGGGTGGCCACCCCCCCCGATGCCGCAAGCTTGTTTGCTGCTTTGGTAGCAGCCGCTTTCTGCCCACTGGTCATAGGTATGGGATTCGCTGGCAGACCACTGCCAGGATTCCCGCCCCCTTGTCTCAGTTTCTGAGACAATAGGGCAATGTTAGGTTTGCTCAATCTAGGGTTGTCCTATCCACAACCGGCAGGATAGCCGGTAGGCAATTGCTTGCACCATGCACAGTGAACCGATTCCGGCAATCTGCCAAGTGTGGCAATTGTTTCAGAATCAGATAGCCGCTTGAGGGGTGGCAATCCTGATAGCCGCTTGAGGGGTGGGATTCCGAATAACCGCTTGAGGGGTGGCCAGCCGATGCCGGTCTGCCCTGGCAGCCGCTCCGAGCCGATGCCGGTCTGCCCTGCCCTGGCCACCCCCTGGCAGCCGATGCCGGTCTGCCCTGGCAGCCGCTCCGAGCCGATGGTCTGC